TGCGAAAACTACACTAGACTTCATAGCTGCTTCAGACCCAGGCCTCCTGCCGGAAGTTATAGAAGGTGCCCCCTCTTATACCTGTTGCCATCCACAATACTTAAGTTAGGACTTGCGGTCCCTTCTTACCCGCATCTTCCCCTCTCACAGCCGAAGCTTGAAAGGTAGGCAGCGGAGATAACCACCATTTTAAATCTAGTGTGTGCAGCGCTTTTGCTTATTTTAATTCGAAATTTTACCTAAATGAATGACTGGATTTGAACCAGCGCCCGTCGCATTAATATTGCGAAGCTCTATCCTAGCTGAGCTACATTCTTACTTCTTTTTTCGAATGACTTGTTCTAAGGTGAGGTGGCTGCACTTGTATCCATACTACCTTTTGAGTAGCTCCAGGACCAGCCCCACCATGATTTTCAACTTGCAATCGTTTACTTCTCTGTACTTCCACGCTCTAATTACCTACCATTTCTGTAATCTCAGTTTAGCAGACTGAGTGGGCGCTACCCCAATAGGTACATAAACTATCGTACTTGATACTCTCTAAGATTTGCGGTCTTCGGGAGATATCCACAATTATCCATTATCCTCCTTACGGATTAAGTAGACTTAGTCAGAGCCTACACAAAACACTATCGAGGTTGCCCACCTCTACACCATGCAATGCTTGGATAAATGTGCATTCTTTTGAACTCCTATCGGAGCGCAACCTTGTGGTCACTTTATACCATTACTGGTTTATTCTAACGACGCGATGCCCGCCGCTCTATCTATGCAATTCCTTTCGGAACTGACGTCACACCCAGCCCCCACAGCTAAGCTGCGAGAGCACACGTGAAGGTGATAGAGATGTGTGACATTTTGGACTACGTTTTAGAGCTCAAAGTGGTGAGAATTGGCAGAGCAGCCGTTTTGTAGTCCAGGGAATTTCAACCCTTATATCATACTATTTAATTTAATTTCAGCTTCATTAATAGCATCAATAACAAACATATCAGAAGGAAAGGTCTCAAGTAAATACTCAAGACCTTTCTTTGTTCCCAAGAACTTATCCATCACACGACTGGCTCTAAGATGCACATGTTTCCACTTTCCCTTCCGAATTGATCATCGTCTGTTTCAACGACAATCAGAACAGCAGTTTCAAGAACTTCTTCAGAAAGTTTGGAAATCATTTCTTTGTCTGTCTTATCAATAAGGCAATTCAGTTCTATCAATGGAACATTGTCAGGATTGTTCTTAATGAGACGCGAGCCAACATATTCTACGATACGCCTCTTGATGTCAGGAATGTTATTTTCAAGACCGAATGGCGTAGTAATTAAAATCATTGTTTTCATTTGTGAGAGTTTTTAAAATGTTAATAATTGTCATTTAGATAAGCCGATGTAATCTCAGATGTAATCATACTTGCAATACTTTCGGTATATGTCTGGCTGTTCTTTTGCAAACCTTTCCAAATCAAAACCTACGATACGCTTGATACGATAACATCCTTTTTTTGCAAGGACTTCGAGAGCTTGTTTCTCAGACATATCAGCATTATTGGCAATTCGTTTATGTGCCCTACACTTATACTGAGATTTCCTAGCCTCTTTGTAAAGACGCTCAATTCTGGACTGATGGATTGGCTCGGCAGGCATGCTGTACAGTTTAGCTGTTCCAATTTTCTCAAAATCCATAAACGCTGCTATTCTTTTAGAGATAGAAGTGTTGAACCCAATTTTTTCTAATTCTTCGTAAAGTTGGGAAGAAGTGAATGTTCTGTTTTCTTTTCTCGCCTTATCTCTGAATTCATTGAGTTTGCGAGTTAAATCTTTGTAATCCATAAGAGTTTTTATTTTAGTTATTATAAGTGTTCAGAGAATATCCCATTCAGAAAGTGCTTCTTCTGGGGTTACAATGGTCAATTAAATATGCAACCTCGCGCTGCAACCCATACTTTGCAGCATAAATTAAAGAGCGAGATCGAGTGAGAAGAATTACCTGTCTAACCATACCTTCAACTTATCAATTAAAGGTTGAACAATAGCTGCTGTACCTACAAAGATAACAACAACTAATACTGCAGATTTAAGAATGATAATCATACTGATTGTTTTTATTTGATTTGTGAGAGTTCAAACATATTTCTTAGGTATATATTTGAGGTTTTTGGTTTCTTTAAAAAATGAGCGGTTTCCATTATTGCCTGCTAACCTTAATTGGTTGCGCGTAGGTCCCCGCTCTAAGTGCCGTCGAGTTCTTTATTCTCGCAATTCAAAGCATTTCCGAAGTTGTTGGCACTATCTTTGTACATCGGATGCTACCATAAAGGATTTTAGGGTTTTGAGGATTTTACTAAAAGGGCTAGAACTTGTCTAGCCCAGTCCTTTGATCATTGGATGTTCCTACAGTTGGCAGAACAGATTGTCGATGGCTGAAAACATCCATTTAACTGCCATTTAATTTTCAGCATTCTATAGGATAATGCTGGACACACTATTAGAGTCCAAGTCTTCTATACTTCGGACAGCTCTCAAACCACGTCAAGGTTGTATGTCAATTGAGAGATTTTGAAGACCAATGTCTTCAGGAATTACAACCCTATATTTAGAAACCCACTTACAAATTATGGTAAGAACTAATTTCACAATCAATTCTTACCGGCAACACTTCACAAAATGTTATATATTTGTTGAAACCTACTTGCATAGATAATGGGAGTCTTTCGACTCCCAGGTTACTTTTCTCAGTTACTACACCTCTTAAAACCATTTTAAATGTGGTCGGTCATGAGGATACCACTTATCATTTTGAAAAGACACACGTAGCGCAATCCTAGTGCTGTTCCATATAACCATTAGAAACATTAACCAAGTTCTGTTTATTATTCTCTCTATTACGCATTGAGAGTCCACCCTTACATACTCAGCTAAGCCTTTCTACAAGTCCAGGTGATTTCAAAACATACAACCAGACTGTTGATTGTTGTTTCTATCGTGTGTTTGTCAGGGACACGAATCCTCCCTTACACTGTACTCAGTGAACGATTCGCCCCAGGCAATCGCGCATATTTCGCGACTTTCACAACAATACATATATACAGCCCTATATTGACCTGATTGTTGCTAGCCTAACTCCCGAAGGAGATGTGGGACGACATTTGTGCAAAATTTCTTTTCCCAAACAAGCGGTCAAACTTGAAAGGTACTTTTTGCGAATTCATTTTTTCTTAATTTGATTTGAAATTGGACTTTTGAAATCATCTCTGTCCTGAAACGCATTTGAAATCATAACACCTGTAATATACAGGATTTTAATAATTTAATTAAAAGTTAATACTATATAAGTCGCCATAGTTGTCAAAATGACAAAACTTTGGTAACCCGGAAAAAGGAGTTTGAGTAGCCTGGACTCACCAGTTTCTGCAATACAAAGTAGTGCCAGTCAGAGTCTTTGACAATTTCCAGATTCACACAGCGATAATACCTATTTCGAGACTCAAGGATAGTGCCAGAACGCTTATGCGCTCTGACACATATTATCCTTTTACAATGCCGCACAATTATACAGCAATGTTGTACTCGAAAAGATTCGTAGTGCGAATGTCATTGACAGGAGCACCGTTACGCCAGCGCTGAACCTCAACGGGAGTCTTGGAAGCAACGTGAATCTTCTTACCCAACAGAGCGCGAACACCGAGTTCCATGTCAGTTTCACCGTTAGGACCAACCTTACCCTGCTCAGCCTTGTAGATGTCTACAGCAGCACCCTTCGGGTTCAGAGGACCATTCTCAGTGATAGTGACCACAGTGCCGTCAGCTTCCTTCTTGGCAGGCCAAATGTTCTTCGTGAACGAACTTGGGAACAGATTGATAGCACGAATCTCGCCGTTCTTGTCCTGGACATCGACAACGATAAACTCAGCATAGTTCTCTTCTGGCTGCCCAGTAGTGGGATTCTGACGCATACCAAAGGTTTGTTTCATCACCTGAGGCAGCGTAGCTGGCATCAGAATAATATCACCTTCCTGTAACACACCATCAGTGTCGAAGCCCTGAGGCTGACTCTTTGAGAATCCGTTCACTGCGCTGATTGCTGAATTCTTAGCATTCTCAGCGATTCTTTCTTGCATCTTCATTTTTCTTCAGATATTTTAGTAATACATTTGTAGTCTTTTACACTACCACGAGCTTCTGCTTCGCTATTATACTATCGTCGCTTATACCTAGGCTATTTTTCTCGTTTATAAAGGCTATTTTTAGTATGTATTGGCTATTTTTCTTGTATGTATTTTTAGTAACTATTTGGGGGAAAATTGGGTAGAAAAAATAAGGGGAACTCCCACGATGTGTGAGAATTCCCCTAAGTATGATATTATCAATCAAGTCCACGCATTTTCGGGAAGAGTGCAGAAGATGTTGATAATGTGGTCTTTGACGTCTTTCGGACAGTCCAAACCTTTTGCTGCAAAGAGTGCAGCTTCTTTGTCGCCCTCAGCGATTGCGCAAGCAACAAAAGAAATCAAGTTGTTAACAGTAATTGTATCCATTAGAGATTGACTTTATTAACTATTGTCCAATTCAGCAGATTCTTAACCTTATCGTAGTCCATTTCGTTATTAGCGAAATCAAACACAGCGAGAGAGAGTTGTGAGCCGTCACACCATTTATCCTTCCATTCATCTCGGAACTCGCAAACAAAAGTTGCATTTTCTTTGTAGAAGTCACGAAGATAGAAGTTAAGAGAAGGCACAATTTGCATTGCCTTCTCTAAATTTGTCGATTGGATTTTTACGATTGTCATATGCTGTCCTCCTTATTGTTAGATGTGGAAACATTTTTGTTAATTGTAGCAATGGCGACCCTCCGAAGAGAGCCGCCAAGATGAGAGTTAAATTTATTTGGCTACGAAACCGAGAAGGCAGTTGCGCCACTGACCGCCCTTCTTTGTGCGAGCGGTGTACTCGATGCACTGGAACGTGCCACCATTCGGGAAAGCGGCAACGACTGCATCAAGCAACGTGTCGTAGGTGCAACCCGCTTTAGCAAGTTCGGTCAGAGCCACTTTGCGAGCGGCTTCGTCGATGTTCAGCACCTCGCCTGCATCGGGACTCTTGGAGTAGTCCACAACGCTTGGAAGTGTGAGGTCAAAGGTCGTGAGAGCCAAGTCGTAACGCTCAGTGCCGTTCACGATGGGAACGATGCCTGCGTAACACTTAGTGGGGTCTGCGCCCTCCCAAGTGCCGACAAGGTCATTAACCTTCTTCAGACGGTCAAAGGTTCCGCCATTCACGGCACGGTTGCGAACCGCCTGTGAAACGCGAATTTCCTGTGAGGTCTGGAATCCCTGTGTGCCTGCTGCTGCTTGCTTCATAGGATAGTGCCCGCTCTTTAATCGACGGTAGCGGCTCCGCCCAAGTAGGTTTCGATTGAGGTTTCGACTGCCTCCCAGTAGTTTAACGTCCGACTGGTCACGGGACGCAACCCAAAGCCGCTCACGCTGACAATGGGGACGGACAGGGGTGTCCGATTCGGAATAATAATTATTTTATTCCTATTTTATAATAGTAGCTTTATAAACAAAGGCTATTTTTCTTCCCCGACCCCGGAGGGGTAAAAAGGGGAAGTGCACCCCCTCTCTACTACCACACAAAATTTTTTGGCAATAGTAAATATATAGGTACTACATAATAGGGGGGGGGATAAATAATAAAGTACCTATACCCAGTAGAGCTTAACCTAAAGAAAATTACAAAAATGAAGTAAAAATAGTATTTAACAAAAATTAATACTAATTTAATTTGGAATTAACAATTAAGATATTATTACTTGTATAGAAATAATCCAGATGAGAATAGTAAACAAATTAAAAAGAAAATTATGTCAAAAATTGATGAATTACTTAAAAAAGTAGGAGCTGATTTTAATCTTGAAAATAAAAAAGTAAAAGCAACTGTTTCCAGTGATGGTGACAAGATAATCAATATTAGAATCGAAGTATTAGAAGATAATTCTGCAAAAATACAATCTGACAAATTTAAAGAGTATGTAAATACTTTGCCAGATGATTTATTTATTGCAACATTAGAAACTCTTGGACAAGATAATGTAAAGAGAATTGATGACTGTATTAACTCTAATGATTTAGAATCAGTCAGAAGTGGGATTCTTAAGTTTAAGAAAGCTCTTAAAAAGACTATTACTATTAGACTTAACGAGTTGAACTCAATACTACCTTCTTGCGATTAATGTTTTGGTAGCTAAGCTACCAAGACACCTGTAGGAAGGTAAGTTCATATTCCGACAACTTTGTTGTCGAAACTGGGGTATGGTGTAATGGCAGCACAGCGGACTCTAAATCCGTAGCCCTCTGACGGCGTAAGTGTGGGTTCGAATCCTACTACCCCAACTAATGTTAATGAGTATGAGAGTAATAATTTATGATGATGGTTAGGTTCTAGTAAAACGTAAAGCATATCACAAAAAAGTACTAGAATATTGTAAGAATAATGAAGTAGCAGATAAACTAGCCTATTGGAAATATACTTGTTGTCCTGAGTTCCGAAAAGAACTTGAGAATAATGAAAAGGAAATTAAGTATAAGTTCCGAAATGTGAAGACTGGTGAGCTACTGTATGGAAAGGATCCAGATATAAATAGTTATAAGTATATTAAAGGTTATCAAGACTATGTTACGTGCACCGAGTAAACAAGACCCTATACATAAGTTTAATACTTATGCAGGTATAATACTTAATGATGTCCGAGAAATTAGACAATATGCAATAGACAATAATTTATTAGATACACAAGAGTTTCTAAACTTTATGGATACTCTTAACGAATTGACAATAGACCCAGACAGAACATGATTTATAATGAAGAAGCTAGAAAACGTCTGAAAGATGGCGTTAATAAGTTAGCAAATGCAGTTAAAGTTACCCTTGGACCGAAGGGAAGAAATGTAGTAATAGAACAGGATTATGGAGCACCTCATATCACAAAAGACGGGGTTACAGTTGCTAAGTCAGTCTATTTAGACGACCCTTATGAAAGCATAGGAGCAGAACTTGTTAAAAATGTAGCAAGTAAAACAGGCACAGATGCTGGTGATGGAACTACTACAGCCACTATTCTTGCACAGGCAATAGTTAATGAAGGCCTTAAGAATGTCACAGCTGGAGCAAATCCATTAGAAATTAAAAGAGGAATTGATAAAGCAGTTTCCGCAATTGTAGACTATATAAAGAGTGTAGCTGTACCAGTTGATTATGATTCAATAGAATCTGTAGCAACTATATCTGCGAATAATGATGCAGAGATTGGAAAATTAATAGCAGATGCATTTAAAAAAGTAACCACAAGTGGAGTAATAACTATGGAGAGTTCCCAATCTACTGAGACTTATATACAAGTAGTAGAAGGTCTCCGATTCGAGTCGTCTTATCTTTCTCCGTATTTCATTACTAATACTGACAATAATAGTTGTGTACTTGAAGAGCCAATAATTCTTGTATGCAATAGAAAGATAGATAACATTAAAGAATTCTTATATGTTCTCCAAATGTGTTCAGAGAAAAATCGTTCAATATTATTTATAGTTAATGATATTGACCCTGACCTTCTTTCTACACTCATTATAAATAGAATCAATAATGGACTTAAAGTTTGTGTAGTAAAATCTCCTTTCTATAAGAGACAAGAAATGTTAGATGATATAGTTGCTGTTACTGGTGCTAAATTCTGTACTGAAGAAGAACCTGCTATCAAGTGTATTGGCGGTTGTGAAAAAGTAACTATTACTAAGGATTATGTAACAATTATAAATGGAAATGGAGACACAACAGAATATGTCAAAAATCTGGATAGAGAACGGGCTGCTAGATTAGCTGGAGGTGTAGCCGTATTATATGTCGGGGCAAACTCTGAAGTAGAATTAGCTGAAAGACGTGATAGAGTAGATGATGCAATCTGCGCAACGAGAGCAGCAATTGATGAAGGAGTTGTGGCAGGAGGAGGTTCAACATATATCCATGCTCCCCGTCCACTCGCATCCGGAGATCAAAACATAGGAGTAGGGATAGTATTTAAAGCCATCGAAGCGCCGTTGCGTCAGATCTGTGAAAACGGTGGAGTCTCAGCAGATCTTGTAATTCAAAAGGTTAAAGAATCTCCTGAGGGATTTGGATACAATGCTAAGACAGATCAATATGAAAACTTATTAGTAGCTGGAGTATTAGACCCTGCTAAAGTGACACGAACAGCATTAGAAAATGCTGCTTCAGTAGCATCTCTTATTCTCACAACAGAATGTGTAATAAAAAAGCGACCTCTTAATTAAAAGGGGCCGCTTTTATTGTTTTTAATTCCATGAAATGTATAAATGGAAGATAATATATTTTATCATTATAATTAATAAGCCAATTGTCACTATCCCAACCAACTATTAATACTTTAACTGTATCTATAATAGGATGTCCTAACCAGAACTATTCGGAATCTGGAGATTTTAAATACATATAAGCTTCACAAGCTCCTAACTCCTGTATAGCACACTTTAATGAATTATCTGAATATACTTCTGATTCAAATTTCTCTGGAATTAAATCTGTTAAATAAGTTAATGAAACTGGAAATAATTTATTATATGTCATTTTTAACTTTACTTTTTATTGCATCAGTAATACAATCTACTCCGAGTAATGCTACACAAGCTGCTATTAATTCAGGTGTAAAATTTGGAGAAGGTGATTGAACTATAGTGCACCATATAAAGATAAACATTAAAATTAACCAACCTAATACTCCACATACTCGTTTAGAGGAATAACCTCCGCTATTCTTTTGAAAAATTGTTTTAATTGGTATCCACATAATTATTTACCGTAAACATTCTTTTTATTTTTTAACTATTTGGTTGATTGCCAACCGTTATCTAATATTGAACGATGTCCAAATGGTTTATATGTCTTACCACCTTTCTTTTCTTGTGGAACCATTCCATATCCTGTTATACCAACAGGAGTACCTACAACTAAACCATTCTTTAATAAATTTTTAAATCTATTTACTTCTGTAGGATTCTATCTAATATATGCTGCATAATCTTTACCATAGCCATTTATATCTTTTATCATATCAGCAAATTTCTAATAAGACATTTTATCAATACTTTTGTTAACATAATCTTCTACTGTTTCATAACTACCTTTAACAGATTGTCTAATATCATCAGCTATATGCTTGTGCATTTCAATTAACGTAGCTCTTAATTCGTACCAAGCATTGCTACCTTTAACAGAATTAAATCCGGCTCTTTCAACTGCAGAAGCTACATCAGCATATTCTTGTTTAGCTATACCTTTAGTAAAATCGTTTATGAAATCATCAGTAGCATGAGCAACTCCTTCATGAACATCAGTAGATCTTATTTCTTTACCAGTTGATTGTGGAGTTACTTTTATATATGTTTTACCAGTAGGAACATTATAAAATCCTCCTGTAGTATTCTTAGTTCTTGATAAATATAATGTAGAAGGTTTACTTACCATATCTGGAACCAAGGTTCTAGCAGAACCTATTACTCTTGACCCTCTAACATTAAAGAAGCCTTGATCATAAATATCATAACGTCTAGCTGTTAAATCTTTCAACATTTTACCAGCACGATATTGTGAATATGCTCCTGGGTATAATGTTCCAAAAGGTATAATAGTTTTATCACCTACTGTAGTTTCCAAATATGGGCCTGTATGAAATTCTATGAACTTACTATTAGCCATACCATCATAGATAGGTCCTAAAGCTTTAGGAAGATTTTCACGAGCTAATACTGGACCTAGTTTATATTCTGATGCTTTAGCCTATAATACCATCTTTTCAAACTCTTTTACCCTTTCTAAGAAACCTTCAGGAAGGGGTTTACCCATAGCTTTATAATCTTCAATAGTTTTCTTATAGGAAGCTAAAGTTCTTTCCCAAGCATCAACTTGAGCACTTCCTTTATTAGTATTTTTAGCATCAGAAATTTTATAATCCATAGGTTTTTCAGCTGAAGGATACCCTTCAGACGATGGTTTTTTTATAAAGGAAGTTCCTTGATAAGTTTGTACTTCATTGTTTTTGCCTTTATAATAAAGAGTTCCTGGGGATCCTGGTTGGAACCTAGAATCTCTGCTAAGCCTCTATAATCCTGCAACAGTTCCTCTTGTGCCATAATTTCCCGGACCGGATTTGGGAAACAATATTTCACCATTATCAGGTAAAGTTTCATAAAGAGTTTGGAATAAATTACCCTTTTCTACATTACTAATATTACCTGGAACATGCTTCTCTACATCGTCCCAAACTCTCATGTGGACATAATATTTATTATCTCCTTGAGGATCCATAACAATTTCCCTTGGTTTTGCATCAGTATGTGTAGGTAACTATATTCTAGTCTTACCATTTATGTCTCTTACAACAATACCATTTCTCATATCTGCCATCTTAGTGGCTTTACCAAGAGAGGTTATTGGAGTTCCCATATGTTCAGCAATGGCTTTATATTGTGCTTCAGTTAAATCGGGAAATACTTGTTTAGCAAGATCTGCTCCTATTTGAGCATGTCCATCACCTGCTACTATTTTTCCAAAATCATGTCCAAGAGCAGCTACCATCTAATCATGTTTAGTAAAACCATAAGGGACATCTAATCCCCAAGCACTCTACGCTACATTTTTAGTATGATAATATGTGGTAGGATCATTTTTATGCCATTCAGGATTTTCAAGTCTATGTTCCATTTTATAGGAGCCTGGGAACTATTCAGAAACTTCATGCTATATTCTCATAGCTTGTCTTGGATTCACAGTTCCGTCAGGATTAACAACTTCTTTTACTGAGTGTTGCTTACCTCTATACATAGGATAAGTTCCTTCTGAGATAATTCTCTTTTGTTTAGTAGATTCAGTTTTAACTAGATTCTTAGAAGCTGGCTATGCAGTTAATGCAGGAACAGTTCCATTAAAAGAATCTTTAAAAGCATTACCTACAAAATATTTTCTTCCCTAATTTCCTAACCAAGTTTTTGGAGCATATTTAGCAACACCCCATAATCCAGTTTTAGCTAGAACTCCAATTCCATTTAATCCTATTCCTTCTACTATAAATTCTCCAATTGGGTCGGCACCTGACATTCCAATTACTTGAGGGACATATTTAATTTTATCTTTCTTTCCTTTTATTTTTTCAGCTCGTGTCGCTTTCTTAACTACTACTGGTCGCATTTCTTGTCGTGCTAACCACTCAGCATACTTACGTGCTCTTTCATTTTCTTGATATTGTTGTGCCCATACACCTTCTCGGCGATACTTATCACCCTGAATAGTATCACCTTGTTGATATTTATTAACTTGTTTCATATTTAATGGTGCCATTTAGCGGCGTTACGTGCAAAGTTAGCTCTCTTCTTTTGTAAAGGAGTAGCATTAGGATCTGATAATACATGAGCAGCATGTTCTTGAACAGATTCACCAGCTGCTTTTGCTGACTTAGTAAATTTACCTCTATTTTTCTTCTTAATATGAATTCCTCCACCTTTCTTGAAGGTCAGTATATTATCTAAGCCAAAAATTGGATTGATTTCTAGATTTAACATAATATAATAATAATTGATTTGTTCTTGACAAAGAATATGCTTATACTTGAAAAGTATAAAATAATTTTAGATAAATGTGTTTAATGATTTAATGATTTATGACAAATGGATAAAAGTAAAATTACAAAACAGAATGGTAATATAGCTTTTGAAGAAGAGTCTCATATTTATTATGATGTTACTAATCCGGATTTGAAATTCACGTCTGTGACTACAATGATCCATTCTTTCACTCAACCTTTTGATGAACAGTTTTGGTCAGCTTACAAAGCCTTAGAAAAACTATTACCAAAAGAAGATTGGACGATTGAGAAAAAAGCTCTATTAGCCATTAAGAAATTTGATCCATCATTACTTGATGCCTATGGTATCAATGAAAATGATTTCAATAGAGAACAGCAAGCTATCTTAGATGCATGGGATAATGAGAAACGTATATCTTGCGAAAGGGGAACTAAGATTCATGCAGAATTAGAGAACTCTTTTTACAAGAAACCTAAAGACATTAACCTCACTAAATATGAAATTGGTGGAAAGTTTGAATGCCGAAAAGATTATACTGACTTGGATATAGAGAATGCTGTATATCCAGAGTATCTTATTTCATATGTAACAAAAGATGGAAGAATGGCTGTAGCTGGACAAATTGATTTATTAGTTAAAAAAGGTAATAAAATTACTATTGCCGACTGGAAGACTAATAAGAAAATTGAAACTAAGAGTTTCTTTAATTCTAAAACTAAGTCATCTGTTAAGATGCAATATCCTCTTAATAATTTAGACGATGTTAATTATTGGCACTATGCTATGCAACTTTCGACATATGCATGGATGATGCAACAATTAAATCCTGAATATGAAATTGAGGATTTGGTTCTTGTTCATTTCGACCATGAAGGTCATATGACAGTATATCACATGCCATATCTTAAAAAGGAAGTCGGACTTATGTTAGGATACTTTAAAAAGAAGAGCATTTTAGATGAAAGTAAAAAGAAACGTCAAAGAATAGAATATTAATTATGGTTCCTGAATATGTTACTGAAAGAACTATCATTTGTCGAAAATGTCCGATATGTGATCAAGAAAATGAAATATGTAATGCAGGACTTTATTTAAATCCTGAAACAAATGATGTTTCAATAGAACCTAAAAAAGGTTATATAAAAGGATGTGGATGTCATCTTAAATGGAAGATAGCTAATGTTAAATCTAAATGTCCAGCAGGAAAATGGTAAAAATACTTAAAAAAGTTCGTAATATAATTATTGGAACATATAAAAATATTTTCAATAAAAATCAAGATTTGGCAACACGACGTCTTAAATATTGTAACAAGTGTGAACATCGTATAATGTTTATGGGACAATATATTTGCGATCAATGTGGTTGTATTTTAGAGAGTAAAGTAAGAGTAGAAGATGAACATTGTATGATTGATAAATGGTAAATGAGTATGAACAAAAATGAAAAGTTAGCCCAAGACTTAATTGGGATGGAAGGTGATGGAAAAGCTTTCACAGTAAATGGTAAGAATGCTAATGACATTCTAATGGAGGAACAGGCAGATAAGTTTAATAATGAAGTAAGTAAGATTAACGATAAATTTGAGAAACATAATCAAGCACTTCAGGATTATGCTAAGGCTATTTCTCATGACATTAATGGTCTTGAGATTATGCCTGGAACAAATTATTTACTTATTAAACCTTTTGAAAAGAATCCTTTCCAAGAGGTTAAAATAGAGGGTGGAATAATTACTGACTTAGGTGGAATGACACCAGAATATAAATCTAACGAGACAGGTGAAATCGAACAAGAAAGAGAATATATTAAAGTTGGAACTGTTATTGAAACTGGTTACGAGTGTAAGTTCGTTAAGCCTGGAGATGTCGTTTTCTACACTATAGCTAGTGAATGTATGATACCTTTCTTCCGTCAAGGATTTGTAACTGTTGCCGAAAGTAGAGTCATGGCTATTGTTAATGAAAATCTAACAGAGAGAAAGAAAAATTATGGAAGCAAATGAGAAAGTTTATTTTAAACCTGGAGACTGTGTTACTCTAAGATAGAAAATGCAGGCTCCAGTTATGCTTGTTCTACGTAAGGAGCAAGCATTATTTAAAGATAGTTCCGGTTTGAAGGGTATTAAATGTAGATGGTTTACAAAAGACGGTCTTTTACAAGAGGCTGTATTTAATACTAAGGACTTAGTAAAAGTAGAAGAGTGATGATTAATAAATTTCAAGCAGGAGGGGCTACACAGGGTGGAATCCTTCAAGAAATAGCTAAACTTCCTCAAGATTAGCAAAAGAAAATCATGGCCGCTTTCGGAAAATGGGCACAAGCTAAAGGTTTAAATATTCAGCAACTCCAAGGAAATGAACAGGCTTTAGAACAAGCTATGGGACAATTCCTACAAGAAATGTAGAGCCAACAAGCTCCTAAAGCAAGACTTGGTGCTAAACTTAATTATATACGTACTATCAAAGGAGATTGCCCAGAAGGACAACAACTTGTATATTTTAAGCAAGGTGGTAGAGTTTGTAAAAAATGTATAGAGGCCGCCGGAGGCGCAAAAGTTAAAGATGGAAAGAAGGAGATTTCTGATTTCAAGAAGAAGAAAAAAGCTTGTGGAGGTTCTAAGGTTTTCAAGAACCAACCAGGTTCTAAAATGATGCAATTAGCTGAAGCTGGTAAAGAGCGTAAGAAAGCCGAAGAAGAAAGAAAGAAGAGAGAAGATAAGTGGAAGAAGAGACAAATCGTAATAGGAAGAGATATCCAAAGAGGTAATGGTGGTCCTAATACTACCAAGCAGCAGGATAGTGCTGTTCCTAATGAAGATGTTCCATCACATGACAAGAAAACTAAGAAACATTTCTTCGGAGGAATTCTTGGATTTTAATTAATTAAAACTGGTTAGGATTATGAATGTGTTTATGTATAATAACCTTACAAAGGTACTAGAGTTAAATGAACCAGAAATTTTATTAGTAAAAGAATTTAACGATTTATTAAAACGAGACAAGTCAGAATCTAAAGATAGAGCTTGGGCTGAATTTACATATATATTTTTGGCTATCGATTGGAAGAGCCCTTATAATCAGTATACTGAATAGGAGAAACATGAGGAAGCTCTAAACGATTCCGGATTAACCGAGGCATAGTTCAATGACCCTATCTTTAGAGCAGCTTGTAGAAAATATAGAGCTCTCTAGGATTCAAATAAGTCTATCAAACTTCTTGAATCTGCTAAAAGAGCTGCTGACCAATTCATAGATTACTTCGATACAATTGTAGATTTAAATGAACGTGATGTTAATGGTAAACCTATCTTCTCAGCTGAAAAGGTTATGAAAGAGATGTCCCAACTACATAAAGTTCATGAAGAACTTGTAACTCTTGAAGATTAGGTTAAGAAAGAACTCACTGAACAATCTACAATACGTGCTGGTATTGAAGAAGGATTTGATCCAGGAGACTTTTAATGGAAAGAAGAAAAAGAAAACTTCCTACTGAAATCGAATCGATTATAGAGGAGGTTCAAAATAAAGAAATTGAAGAAGATGCTCAAGAAGCTAGAGAACTTGTTCAATAGATAAGAGAGGAAAGAGATGCTAATAAAGCGTACTGGGATGTTCCGAAGGGTTAGAAGATTGAAGTCTTTGACCCTTCTCTCTCTTATGAATTAACAGGGTATCGTCCTATTACAGAAACTCAAGGTCTTGATTTTGATCCTAATTGGTTTACTGAAACTAGAAAAGTTTTTGAAGATACTGGTAAGTATTGTACTTATCTTAGAGGAAGTAAACGATATAATGAGTTTTGGCTTGAGCAATATAAACGCTGTAAATATGGAATGACTGTTAATGGTTATCATATTACAGGAGATAACTATTTCTTCCTAAACTTTTATAGACTACCTCTCGTAGATGAGACTAAAGCATCTGGTTCTGGTCTTGATGAAGGTTTTCCAATTTTCTTTGCTTCCCATTATACATTTTTTCATTATTTAGAAATGGCAAGAGTATTACACATGCATGCTGCTATGTTTAAAGCTCGTTCTATTGGTTTTTCAGAAATCAATGCTTCTCTTGCTGCTCGAATGTATACAGTTATTAGAAAAAGTAGAACAATGATTACTTGCTATAATGATACGTTCTTAAATGGTACATTTAGTAAATTTGATCATGCTCTTACCTTTTTAAATACGTGTACAGGTGGAGGAATGTTTGAACCCCGTATTATTGATAAAATCTTACATAAGAAATCAGGTTATCAATAGAAAGTTCAAGGACAATTTGAAGACTTTGGATTTAAATCGGAATGTATAGGAATCAATGCTGCTAAGCCATCTAACATTCGTGGTGATCGTGTTGATTTATTAATCTATGATGAGGCTGGTTCTTGGCCAGGTCTTACAACTGCTGTTGTGCAAGGTCAAGAGCTTTGTGAAGTTCAAGGTGTACCTCGTGGTACTATGTTATATGGTGGAACTGGTGGTGATATGGGTGCTCCTCTGGAAGGACTTAAAAAGATATATTATCATCCTAGAGCTTTTAAGGTTTTACCTTACAGACATAATTACACACAAGACGGTACATACATTGATAGTGGATTCTTTATTCCATACTTTGTTCAATCACTTAGAGCAGAGTTTATGGATAATAGAGGAGTTTGCAAATAGGAAGAATATAAAAAAGAATTACAAGAAGAACGTGATAATCTTCTTGCTGTTCCTGAAGAATATTATAAGAAATGTGCTGAGAGATGCTGGTTTGCAGAAGAAGCTTTTAACTTGGAAGGTGTTAATAAGTTTAACAAGATAAAAATTTCTGAACAACTTGCTCGAATCAGATTACATAAAATTGGACCACGTCCAGTATCAGGATATATAGATTATTTTTATAAGAACGGAAAACATACTTATGAAAATATTGACGGTATCAAATGGATACCGCATCCTGATGGTAAGGTTAAAATTCTGGAACACCCGGTATGGTCTGACTTATACATAGAAGAATTACAAAAGAAAAGGGCGATAGCAGAAGAGAAAGGTGAAGAGTTCGAAATGCCTGTATACAAAGAAATGGAAAATTTATATGTAGCAGGTATAGATGGTATTGATATAGGTCAAAACCAGACTTCTAAAGAAACTAGAGATCCATCAGATTTCTGCATGGTTATCAAAAGACGAGCTTTCGGAATGAATGAACCTTAGATAGTTGCTATGTATAAAGATAGGCCTGGAAATATCAGAGAAGCTTATAAGATTGCTATGTGTCTTGCAAGGTATTACAATTGTAAGATAAATATAGAAGCAACTCGTATAGGTATGATTACTTGGGCTCGTGAAAACCATGGACTCCAATACTTCATGAAACGTCCACGTGCTACTCTCACTGATGTTAAGTATGGTACCACTAAACAATATGGTACTCCTGCAACTAAAACAGCTATTGAACAACATACTGATTTAACTGCTGATTATGTAGAAGACTATTGCCATAACATATGGTTTGAAGAAATACTTGATTAGTTAACTAGTTACAATGATGAGAACAAAGGTAAGTTCGATATTATAGCAGCTTTTGGTATGATGGAACTTGCTGATCAAGAACTCTCAGGTCGTTAGCCTGTTAAGGTAGAAAACGATGATGCAACGTTTGAAGACTTTGGTTATTGGGTAGATGAAAAAGGAATTCGACACTTTGGAATAATTCCTAAGAAATAGAAAATCGAATATAAATTAAAGGTAGACGAAGATGACACATACAGATTTGAAACAAGCGATACTCGACTGTATTAGGCAGTTGTACAAGATGGAGTTCATAGGTGATATTAAAATTGAAGACTTAGATCCCGTCGGTTATAAGGTATCTTTGAATCTAGATAGGTCAGAGAATCCTTTAGTTTTAATTGCCGATTTACCAGATGATGAGTTCCTCGATTTTATGAAAGAGGAGATACGTAGTCGTAAGTTACACAAAGTAAAACATTACTTAGCTACGAAAGTTCCAGGTAATACAATTAATATTTGCAATGAGCGAGAAAGAACTTGTAGACAAAACGAACGAAGTCATTGCGGAACTTGTTTATGATAAATATGAGCTTCAAAAAGCTTATAACTATTATAACGGTAAAAGAGATCCGGAACAGTTTAAATACTTAGAGGAAAACTTCGGAATAGGTAGTCCTACTTCAGTAGAGTTTACACCTTTATTAAAGAAGCACGTAGATGCTTTGGTCGGAGAGTATTTAGGTACTCCTATTATTCCAAAAGTCTCGTGTAAGGATAATGATACTATTAGTGCTATAACAAGAGAAAAACAACTTGAGATTACTAATGGTATTGTAAAATTCTTAAAAGAACATTTGACTAATTCGTTAGTTTAGATGATACAAGGTAAAGACCCTACTGATGTAGCTATCAAACAATAGCTAGATAAAATAGTTTAGGATATTGATCAATCTTTTGTTTCATAGTATGAAATAGCTGCACAGAATCTTGTTCAGTATATTATGCAATCCAGAGAGATCGATTTTACAACTAAACTTAGACAGTTATTAACAGATTTACTTATAACTGGATATACATTCTTTAGGGTTAAAGCTTCTCCAAGTGGTAAAAATATTGATATAGAAGTTTTAGATCCTCTTAATACTTTTGTTGATAGAAATCCTGATTCACCTTATGTACGTAAGTCATATAGGTGTGTTGTTCGTAAATGGATGACTAAGTCACAAATCTTAGCAAAGTATGGAAGAGAGATTCCAAAAGAGGATTTAAAACAACTTAAAGAAGAATGGTATGAAGGTTCAGCAGTCTATAGACGTTCTTATGCAGATTTTGCTCCACAAGAAGAAGGACCTGAATATGATACTATGCCTGGTTACCCTGATGATGAATATTCAGGTACTCACCGATTCCGTTTAATCCCAGTTTATGATGTAGAATGGTTAGAAACAGATGACGATTTTGTAATGAAGCGTTATAATTGTATAAGAATCGGAGAGGAAATTTATATACTTAGAGGAGAGGATAAAACAGCGATTCGCTCTAAGGATAGACCTAATGAATGCGATTTATCTGTAAATGGCGTATATTTTTTAAATCGTTCTAAGAAACCTTATTCACTTATTTTAAAGTGTGCTCATTTACAAGATAGATATGATTTACTTATATACTATCGTGATAATTTAATTGCTAATAGTGGCACTTCTGGCACCATTATGGATATGTCTCTTATTCCAACTAACTTAGGTGTTAAATGGCCAGAGAGAATTCAGAAATGGTTAGCATATAAGAAGGCAGGTATTGAATGGATTGATACAACTCAAGAAGGACGTAACGATAATGGTAACGCTCCTATGAACACAATCTTTAACGGTTTCGATGATACCCTTAAAGCACAAGCTGTTCAAGCAATTGAGGTTGCAATTCAATCTGTAGAACAAACTACTTCTTCTATTACTGGAGTCTTTAGAGAAAGACTCAATGGTATTGAACAAAGAGATGCAGTAACAAATATCAAACAAGGTGTTTAGAATTCTTACATAGTTACTAAACATTACTTCCAACAAATGGACTTAATTGTTTGTGAAATGTTACTTGATAGCTTGAACCAAGCTAAAATAGCATATAAGAAAGGTCTTACTGGAACGATTATTTTAGGTGATAAATATCAACATATATTTACTGCTCTTCCTGAACACTTTACACTTACTGATTTTGATATTCATATCACAGCAAGTACTGAAGTAATTCAAGAATTAGAAAGTTTAAAAGCTATTATTCCAGAACTTATTAAGAGTCAACTTCTCCCAGCCGATATTATATTTGAAGCACTTACAGCTAAATCACTTTCTGATCTTAAGTATAAAGTTTAGAAAGCTATGAAGATTCAAAAGGAGGAAAATAACCAACTTCAACAACTTAGTCAATAGGTTGAAGAACTCCAAAATTAGAATCAATAGTTACAACAAGAATTAGAGAAAGCTCAAACTAAAGTTGAAGCTCTTAATGAGAAGAAACTTGAACTTGAAGGAAATAAGATTCAATTAGAGTATCAAGTTAACTGGCTCAAAGCTCAAACTGATAAGGCATATAAAGATAGATAGATGGACATCGAGGATAGACGTACTGCTATTGAGGAAGCACAAATTCATGATGGAAATCCTTATAATGACAAAGTTAGACACATTTAATTATGGCAAATATTGTACAATTATATGACTCAGAGTCTAATACGATAGATCCAAAATCAACTGCTGAAGCTATATTTGGTGGTGTAACTGTTCCAGGTAGTTCTACTGTAAAATAGGACTTAGAAGCTTTACTTGCATAGTTACAAGATTTAAGAAGATAGGCTTCTGGGGCAGATCAAATTGAAAATCAATTTTCTGTTCAAGTATTCTACAGTACTAATAACTATAGTGATAAAACTAATGCAATGACTGCTCAATATAGCGAAACATTCGTAATTCCTACTTCAGCTGCTCCTTATACTTGGAAAAAGACTATTTTCAAATGGGGAGTAGACCAAATAGGTGACCCTATTTATGAAATTATTGCTACAGCATTGTATCCAGAAACTTAGATTATGTATGCTCAAGTACAAGCAAGTCAAGTTGAGACTTTACAAGGTCCTTCAGCTTATGGGGATGGAGTTGCTGATAAGAACCCCAATTGTAGTGTTAAATGGTATCAATATTTCCCAGGAATTGATCTTAATCATATCTATGGTTATATGTCTACAAGACATAGAGAAGCTGGACAAGCTTGGCCTTCAGATCAAGATGGTGGTGGATGGTAGACTCACTTATTTGCTCAATACCCTGTAAACAGTTAATATGGAATTTAGTATAGACATTCATACAGCATTAACTGGAGAAATTATTGTTGAAGATTTCTCTAAAGAATATGGATAGTATTTAGATGAAGAAGCTGATGTGATCTATTCTTATGATGATTTTAAGTATAGTGAAACAGCTTCTCTAAATGCTATCATAAAAGTTAATACTGATAAAATCAAACTCGTGGACGTACTCTTGGACAAACATGAAGAGGATATTGATTCTGTAACATTCACTGTTGAAGAGGACGGTTACTATACAGTAGATCATATTATCCTTCCAAATATGAAGTGGTACGAAAATGCATCACAAGAATATTTTGATTATTATGATGTAGTTTATGTTACTGATGGTGAGAAAGTATATAAGCAAGTTAAAGGAGGTTCTTTAGTAGAATGTACTGTAAAAGAAATCTTGGAAAGAAATATTGAAGGCACAACAATTCAGAAATGTCGTGTAGATGTATTCTACACCGCAGGATTACAGAATTGTTATATTTGGTATTGTAAACAAATCTTTGATGGACTTTTAAATACTTGCGAAAAGAATAAATACAATGATTTTATCTTTGCCAGAGACATAATTTGGATGACACTTAATATTATAGATTATTTAGTAGGCTTTAAGCAATATCTAGAAGCTCAAAGAATACTTGAGATGTTCTAGAAGTGTGGCGGCTACTGTAAGGATTTCTCAAAAACTAAACCTTAGGCTGGCTGTGGTTGCGCTAGATGAACTGAAGGGAAAAGCAATACAGGAATACGATAAGTTATTAAGGGAATTGAGAAAAGGTAAGAGACCTAAATATGACTTCTTAATGAACTTAATATGTTATATAGGATTACCTGCACGTTTAGATAATAGTGATTTTGTCGAATAGAAATTAATAAATTACGATGATACAATCTATATACGCCGCCGTTAATAATGGAAATCAAGTTCACTGTGGCAAGAGAATACCAAAGTACCAGGCTCAACCAATTCCCTTAATGAAGTCTAATTACTTAGGAGAGTTTAGAACTCAACTTGAAAAAGCTAAGGCTCGTAAAAATTTAGGAATCGGTGACGAATACACACTTGCTTGGGGCAACATCACAGGACATATTGAAGATAACCGAGACTTAACACAATTTATTGAGAATCAATGGAAATATGAATATGTTAGCCCATACATTCAACAAGAAATTAAGAATGTTAAACAAGCTCTTGATTATGCTCTTTATTATGTAAGTACATATGAGGCTAACGACCAAGCTGTTCAAAATTTAAGTCAACAATTTGATTTACTTACTCAACACGTTGATGATGTTCAACAACAGCTACAACAAGGTATAAATCAAAATTCTCAATCAATTGAACAAATACAATAGAGTATTCAGACTATTAATCAGGCTATATCTGATATTAATGAAGCTCTGATAACTATTAATGTTGATAAAAATATCCACGATTGGATAGAAGATAATCTAGAACAATCGTCAACAATATATCTTAAAGATATTTTAGAACCTAAAGTTGATGAACATGGAGACCCAGTACTTGATGAAAACAATGAACCTATTATGGAAGTTGTCTTCCAAGTTATGGAAATTAGAATCTCCAAGGAAGATGGAAACATCATCGAAGTAAAACAAGATGGTTTATATGTAAAGAGTTATGACCAGGATATTCTTGATATTACACAGAATATTCAGAATTTACAGCAATGGCAAGAGACAACCGAACAATCGCTTGGTAGTTTAAAATATAATACAAATCTTCCTGATTCTACTACTTCACCGGTTCATGAAGGAATAACAGTTCAACAACTCAAGAATAAATCTATGTCAGAAATTCTTGATGAGGTGTTATTCCCAGCAGAAGTTAGGCCACTTGTCGAGCCTTCTATATCTTATTCTGATATTGATACTCTTGTAGAAATAAATACTCCAGTTTACACACCTCAAATTGAATATCTTGCTGGAGATGCTGGAGAAACAATAGCTTCATCTAATGAACTTACTCTTAATGGTAATTCATATGTTGAAGATTATTACAGTCAAGTAGGAACATATATATTTACTGCAATCGTCCAATATGATGCAGGTGAATATTTAAAGAATAATAGAGGTGAGACTACAGATAGAAGAATTGAATCTGGAGCAATATCAACAACTAAGAGTGTTAAAGTAACATATCCTTGGTTTGCTGGAAGTACTGAGGATGGAGTTGTTAAACAAGTACTTGTTCCAATCAATGAAGCATCTGGATATTTAGATTTCTCTTTAACTAAACATGCTGTTGTTAAGATACCTGGAGCAGGATCACAAATTAATTCATTTAGAGTTGATAGTGGTTTAGGTTTTCTTGATGTCGATATGAATGGTTGGGTAGAATCTAGAGAAACTACAAATAATATAACTTATAAAGTATATACGAAATTAGATGAATATGCGGCAATATTACCTCATAAAATTAACTTTACAATTGTTGTATAATGTATAAATATATTGGTGATTCAATATTGAATGCTTCGTTTACCGTACAGGTTCCAAAACCTCTCGATAATCGTACAGTAGTAAATAATATTTACGAACTATATAGCATTCCAGCTGCCTACGCATATGTTGGTATGACTGTTGCAAATATTGACAACGGTAATATTTATATGTTAGTAGACAAATCTAAGATTTCACAAAAAGCTGGTTGGAAAGCTTCATATGAATCTATTCAAATTCTCCCCTGTACATATGCAGAATATAAAGAATGGCAAGAAAATACCAATGAGTTATTTCAACCGATTAATGAGAGTAAAGAGTACCTTCATCAAGATACTTACTATTATATCTACGAAGACTCTCTTCCTGGAGATGAAGAGAATCAAGAATATGTAAAACGTTCGGATTGGGCTGACTTATCTAGTATTGTATCAGGCAAAGCTTCTAATGCAGCATTAATTCTTACTAATCAAGAAGTTGCGAGAATTGCTCAAGAATATGCTACTTTACAATATGTAATAGATGGATATGCTCCTCTTTCTATGTTTGACTTAGAAGATGAGGAATCCTTTATTCGAGCTAATTTTTTTACTAAGGAAGAGTCTCTTGAAAAATTTGTTAAGTTCTCTGATTTATCTGGAGATGATCCAGGTGAAGGAGATTTTATATTTGTAACCGCTTCAAGATATGAGCAAGATCAAGAAGCTTTACAACAATATAAAACTAATTTAGCTGAAGAACTTACACATTTCTTAAGAGTTGGAGCAGATGGAGAGCTTGGAAATGTTATTATTTCACAAATTAAATCACCTTCTGTTAATAATCAACAATTAGTTGTTAATGTTACTCCAGAAGGATTTAAAGTTGGAAACGATAGATTTGCAATGCTCTCAGATGTTCCTCCTCATGTAACTCTTACAAAAGAAGAATATGAGGCACTTGTTGAAAATAATGAGGTTGATCCTGATACTTATTATCATGTAACTGGAGACGAAGAAACATTTGTTTTACAATCTGATTTAACTAGAGATTATTATACTAAAACTCAAGCTGAATCATTTGTTTCTGGTTACACTTTCACCAAAGAAGTTATTACATAGAAAATTGATAATGTAATTAGTATGTTATCAAACTACTATACATCTAATGAAGTTGACGCTACATTCGTTAAGAAAACTGATTTAGCTACTACTTTAGAAGACTATGTAACAATAGCGATGTTAGGTGGTGATGATATGGAAGGACAATTTATCTTTGTCAAAGCTTCCGATTATGCTGATGATCAAGAAGCAGCTACATAGCAAAGGGCCTCTGATTTAGCTAATATCGCTAATACTTATGTAGAAAAGAATTCTGATGCTTCTCTTAATTCTCTTGAAACATCTACAATTAAAAATGGAGCAAATACCGTCTTAATTTCAGATACAGTTAAACTTAATAATGAAGACTTAGCATTTAGTAAAGATGTTCCTATTATAAGAGTAATTTCTCAAGAAACTTATGAAGAATTGCAAGAGAAAGATCCAAATGTATATTATTTAGTATATGGAACTAATGAGAATCTTGCATTTGTAACTGCTCAAGAATTACAAAGTTATTATACTAGATCTCAAACTGATGTTTTGTTAACAGAATTACGTAATAGATGCGATGCTCTTGAAGCAAGAATATATGCACTTGAAAATCCTGAATAATTATGATAATATATAGAAACGGAAAGTATATCGATACAGACAAGATAAATCAAACTAAGGGCGTTAAAGGGGACCCAGGTCCCCAAGGCCCCAAAGGAGATCCGGGGCCATAGGGTGAAATAGGTCCTCAAGGAGAAACCGGCCCACAAGGCCCTAAAGGTGATAAAGGAGATACTGGTCCAACAGGGCCGGCAGGAACTACCGATTATAACAATCTATTAAATAAACCTGATTTAAATAAGTATGCTTTAAAACCACTAGATTATTCGAAAGAATATTTAACATTTGAAGCACTTGAAGATACTACATTCACATTCTCAACTAATGCATTACAATATAGTTTAGATGATGGTGCTACATGGACTGAATTAGCTGCTAATATTGCTTCTCCTCTTGTAAATGCTGGTAATAAGATACTTTGGAAACAAACAGGATTAACTCCAAGTTCAAAGTATCCTAATCAGGGTATAGGGACATTCTCTGCAACAGGTAATTTTGAAGCATCAGGTAATATAATGTCATTATACTATGGAAATAACTTCAGTGGCCAAAACAATTTACCTGAAAAAGATTATGTATTCTATAACTTATTTAATTGTAATACTAAATTAGTTAATGCAGAAAATCTTATACTTCCTGCTACTACATTAACATATTATTGTTATGGTAGTATGTTCAACGGTTGTACATCATTGACTAAAGCACCAGAATTGCCTGCAACCACATTAAATTATGCATGTTATAATGGTATGTTCTCAAATTGTATATCATTAAAAACTGCCCCTGAACTTCCTGCTACTACATTATCCAAAAATTGTTATAGTAGTATGTTCAGAGGTTGTACATCATTAAAAACTGCTCCAGAATTACCTGCTACTACATTAGCTACAAATTGTTATAGAGATATGTTCTACGGATGTACATCATTAAAAACTGCTCCAGAATTACCTGCTACTACATTAGATGAAAGTTGTTATAGAGATATGTTCAGAGGTTGTATATCATTAAAAACTGCCCCTGAACTTCCTGCTACTGCATTAGCTGAAAATTGTTATAGTAGTATGTTCTACGGATGTACATCATTAAAAACTGCTCCAGAATTACCTGCTACTACATTAGCTACAAATTGTTATAGAGATATGTTCTACGGATGTACATCATTGATAACAATACCAGAATTGCCTGCAACCACATTAAATTATGCATGTTATAATGGTATGTTCTCAAATTGTATATCATTGACAACAGCTCCAGAACTTCCAGCGACTACATTAGTAACAAATTGTTATGCCAATATATTCAATGGTTGTACAAAACTTAATTACATTAAATGCTTAGCAACTGATATAAGTGCAACTAATTGTACATCAAATTGGGTTAATGGAGTTTCATATACTGGAACATTTGTTAAAGCAAATTCTATGTCTTCTTGGACTACTGTAACTAATGGTATACCTGAAGGATGGAATGTATATATAGAAAGCGAATGGAAAGAAGTTAGACATTATGAAATTTCCAATATTAATGTTACTCATACTTTTGTGAAAAATGTTATTAATCATAATTTTATTAAAATTTGGATTGATGATTTTTCTGGAGTAAGTGTACAAGAAATGTATGATAATTATGTAAATAAAAATGGTGGTTATAAACAATATCATTTAACTCAAGACACGTTAACAATTGATAATATTACTTATTATATTTGGGAAAGCCAGGATGGACAGGGATATGATTGGAACGCCGACAGAGCATATATTTTAACAACAACTAATGATTATGATGAATTATTAAGTCAATCATTAAGTGAAGATTTAAATAATGATTTTACATCTTTTGGTGGTTTCTTAAATGAAGATTCAGAAGAATCATATATTGATGGAAATAACAGAATTCAATATATTCTTAATGTTGAACAAAATAATGATGATTTATATATATATGTTGATAATATTAGATTAAAAGGTTTTGATGCCGGACAAACTATAGAAGATTATATAAATGACCCAGAAACATGTGGTTGCAATCCATATGAATTAACTTCAGATACTATTGATATAGATGGAGAATCATATTATATATGGAGAAGAACCGATAAAGATGAAGCTCATGAATATAGTAATATATATTATCTATTAACAACAACTAATGATTATAAAACATTAGTAAATACATCAGTAGAAGCAAGCTCAAATAATTTAACTGTTAAACCAAATAATTGTATATATGCATTTATGGGTGAAGATAATGAAATATATGAAATAACCTCAAAAAATGTAATAGTTAAAATAGAATAAAATATGGAAAACAATATAACAGTTATAAAAAAAATACGAATAGGTTCCACTGCATTTTTTGGTTCATTTAGTGATTTCAAATCGAAAGATATTGATGAATTATATATAATATCAAGGCCAATTAATGATAAAAAAACCGGATATTGTTTAAAGGCACATAAGAAAGACATGATATTATACCCACAATTAACAAAAGAAGAATTTATTGATGCTGATTTGAAAGTAAATGATGCTTTAAAAATTGGGAAGTATCTTGTACCAGAATTTATTGAATATATAGGATTAACTATTGAAGATTTATATAAATTAAAGCCTTTAGTGGATAAATTAGATAAAAAGCATATTTACGAAAAATCGATATATGATGATTACATAAACAATAACAGTTTTAGTTTAACAAACGAACAATTAGATGCCGTGTATCAAATATATAAAAACAATAAAAACGATTAATTATGTTTACAAAAATAGAAGAACTTCATGACAGCTCAACAAATAAAAGCTTTTATCCACTAACTCATGTACAAGCAGTAATCGATAATGACGGAATTGATTTAGAAACAAAACTTAATCAAATAAATAATAATATTAGTACAGCAGTTTCTAATTTAGTAAATTAGGCACCGTCAACTCTTGATACATTAAATGAACTTGCTACTGCTTTAGGAAATGATCCTAACTTTGCTACAACTATTACTAATTTAATTGAAAGTAAACTCTCCTTATCTGGAGGGACTATGACTGGTAATATTAATTTAAATATTTCCGGATCATCTAGTAACATTTTATATGCTTCAGATAATAGGGAGCTTGTTAAATTTGGTGATAATGGGATCATTATTGGTAATGGTAACATTAATTTAAGACTACAAACAGCACCAAATGGAGTATTAACTCATAAGGTTGGAAACAATAATTATGAAATTCTAGATTCTAATAATATTGTGAATAATAACACAATAATAGGAATAGATAGGAAAATTAATGACGCTTTAGCTACAATATCTGGATAGTTTTTACTAGATGAGGCCGACATTAATAGTTTAAAAACTCGCATATCAAAATTAGAGCAAGCTTTATCTGATGCAAATATAACTATTCCAGAATAATAATCGCCTATTATTTCAGTAATGTTAAGTTCGGGTAATTCTTTGTTGGAAACTCCTTGAAATTATATATTATTGAAATAATAGGTAGATTTTCATTTTTAATGTCATATTAAAAATACAATGATTTAGAGAAAACATAAAACAAAATACAGCAGATATTTAGCCCTAACTTTTAATATCAAAAATCTATGATTTATAGAGGCGGTAAACTGGTGTTAGAAGTCGAACAAAATGTTCAAGAAATAGTCGATAATGTTTAGCAAGTAACGCAAAGGAGCATAGGGGCTATTTATAAAGGTTCTCAGTTAGTATGGCGCACTGTTTACAAAGCTATCAAGAGCTGTTATAGTAGCGGTACATGGTTAGGAGAAAAACTTTGGACACCAGATGATACTTGGAAAAATATTTAATGATTAAAAATGGCAGTAAGAGACAACTTAACTAGAAAGTTTACTAGTTTCGAGGAACATTGGGATACCCACACTGGCCAAGAAGTCGAAACTTTTATAACTGAGAAGTTAATCGACGCAGACAACAATTAGATTACAGGCGCTACTTTTGAAGGAACTAAATTAACTCTAAACAAAAAGGGAGCAAACACTCCTCCTATTGAGATACAAGTAGTGATTGCTGAGCCAGTATATACATTTAACATATTTGTATATGGCTTGGTTTTAAATGGCAATTATTCTGACATTAAACGTGCGGGTAATTCCTTAGTTACTCAGTACAGTTCCGGAAAAACTTTCCACTTAGGTGTGGCATTAGTAGCGTATACTGACACAGTAGGTAATAAGAATAATCTTACCGCTCCCCAAACCATTACTATTTCTTATGGTAATGACCATAGCGCAAACTTTACTGTGATTCCTACAGATTATAATAAGGTTGTTGTAAATAATGAAGGTATTATTACAGGTTTTGCTGACGGAGTAGATCCTATAACAGACATTGCCTGGATTGATATTACTAAATTATTTACAGAATCCTACGAAGGAGCTTTAACAGCTTCTTATTCTATTGAAGCTAAATCAGGAGGTGCATATCAAACTTTTACAGGTTCTTATACACTACCTATTGTTACTATTAAGAATGAAGTTGTAAACCTTTCTTATAGTAGTAAGGATGTAATAAATGGTACTACAATTGCCGAGTTTACAACAGATAGAAACAATTCTGACTATCGTTTACAAGGATTTGTTATCAAAAATAACAATACTAGTAATCCTGAAGCCATCAATATTGATAATCTATCTTATACAAACTTAGTACCAGGTCTTAACCAATTTGTTGTAAAAGCTGTAAATAAAAATAACCCTGACGTATATACTGATTATATTTCTGTCGATATAATTTGCACAGTAGGATTAGACCATGCTGTTGCAGCAGTTAATAACGTTAGAAATACTATTGCAAATAATGGTGTTGCAGAGTTATATGCTTTAACAATTTTCAGCCCAACAGGTGGTGATAATATTAGTATAGATACTTATGTAACTGATTCGCTTCAGTTAAATGAAGACGAAATACCTACAAGTTCTCTTGTAAAATCTGACGTAGTTTCTGACTCTTCTTATGAGGAAAGAACTGATGGTTATGTATTTACTTCTAACTATCAGAAATACATGGAGATTACTGGAGGTGGTGAGCAATACTTATATATTAAAATCGGAGATACTTGGTATAAGTTCTTAACAGTCGTAAACGATAATGTTTATGCAAATACTTATCGTGATATGGTTGTGGAAGCTCTTGATAATAATTTAACTTACTATCCTAGTGGTGTTTCCCTATCATTTGACCAAATTAAAGGTTGTGTAAATAATGTATTTAAGACTAAAGAATATTTCCCACAGAATTATAATGTAAACCCCTCTCTTGAGGTTTCTGATGGATGGGTTGAAGAAGATGGTAGAAATATCTTTAGAGTTTCGGCACAAAATGCTACTGTATTTGATGTGCCTCAAGCATTAAATTTACAGGACCAATTTACACTTGAATTCGGATTTAAATCATACAACTTAAGTAATACTCACGCTCCTGTAATTACGATTGGTAGTTTACAATTACGTCCTCTTGAATTATGCTGGGATGTTAATGCTACAGCTCAGGAAGAATTAGTTAATGATACTTTCACAGCTCGTAATTCTCAATTCCAAGAAGATGTTGAAACACACATTGTAATGACAGTTAAGAAAGGGGCTAAGATTACTGACGATGGTATTTATTATCCAGATTATCTAGATATTTATGGAGGAGAAACTAACCTTACTAAGCTTAACAATCAATCTATTAACTTAGTTAGAATTTATATTAACGGTGGAATCGATCGTGAGTACATCTTAAAGGACGACGAGTTAAATTCATTGAAGGCAGCAAGCATGTAGATTAATCCTACTGGAAGTGATATTGATTTCTACGTTCTTAGAGTTTATAACTCTACAGCGCTTAACTTCGAGCAAGTTAAGAGAAATTATCTATCATTCTTAAAGTCTAAGGAATCTAAGTTAGCATTCTATAATGCTAATGATATTCTTGGAACTAACGGAGAAATCTCTTTCAATAAATGTTTAGGTAAATATAATACAATCGTTTATGTATTACCTGCAGGATGTAAAACTACTTTAGGTACTTCAAACGATACTGGTAGATTCCCAAATAGAGCTTGGGGTTATCAAAATAACTCTCCAGCACAAGATAATGTAATGGAGAAAGCTAAGGTTTCTATGTTTATTAACTACGCTCCAGATCCAAATGTTCCTAATAAGAATAAGATATATGGAGGTCGTTTAGATAACATGCAAATTAAATCTCAAGGTTCTTCTGCAGAACGTTATCTAATTTGGAATGTAGGTTCTCAAATGAACAAGTTTACGGATGGAAATGGTAAGAAGATTAAGAGTTGGTTTACTCCATATTCTAACCTTGATTCTAATAATAGATTTGTTGAGAATCCTACTAACAAAACAAATTATTATATAATGCCTTATTATCAAGGTGAGGTAGACCAAACTGAGTACCAAGCTAAGAAGTTCGTAGGTAAAGTAAACTTTGCTTCTTCTATGCAATCTCATAAGTTAGGTGCAAGCCGTTTATATGATGATGCATTTAAGAATAACGCTATTGAAATGCCTAAGACTATAGAAGGTGCTACTTATGGCAGTAAGAAGGCTCCACACGATGAACCATTCCTATACTTCTACTGGGAACCTAACATGGACAATGATCAAGTTGCACAATGTGACTTAGCTGACATTATCGCAGCTGGATCTCAAGTTAAGTTCATGGGATTCCATACTTGGGGACCTGCTAAGACAGATAAGGCTTACATGGGTATAAACGACAACGTACCTGAATACTTTATTGTAGAAGGTGGTGAAAATAAAGACGTTGCCGTAAACTTCAGAGTGCCCTGGCACGCTTTACAAAGAGCTAATAAGGATGAGAACGAGTTAGTTTCTACTGACTTATTACAATATCAATTAGAATATGCTCCTACAACAGACTATAATCCAAATGAATCTTGGAAGAGACTTCTAATCCACGATGAATCTATTTGTTATTCTGGTACATCTGGAGCATGGGATGTTGACTGTGGTCTTGAAGATGACGCAATAATTGAGTCAGATGATGGTGTAACATCATTCTGGAAGGTTTCAGAAAAAGCACATAATTCTATTAATAGATTCCGTGCATTCTATGATTTCGTATATTCTCATGATTATACTTTCAATGTTTGCGCTGCAACTAATCCAGATCCAAATAACAGTACTTCTACTGATGAATTTGGTAACCCTGTTCTTGATAAATACGGAGATGTTTCTAATAAGTGGGATGTTACTAAGAAGTATCTTGTAACAAGTAACACTTCTCCTATTGCAGGATATACAGAACATAGACCTTTCGATATTTACCGTTACGAAAACTACTCTAAGCAATGGGTACCAGCTGGTGTCTCTTATGATAGAGTAAATAACAGATGGAACAGATTAACTATCTGGGATATGTCTGGATTAAATACAACTATTCGTGACATTGATGCTAATAGAAATGCTATCAAGAGAAGAATATGGGGAACATGGTCAGAGTCTGGTACTGCAATGACTGATGGTAAGAAAGGTAATACTCGTGTAACTGATGGTGAAATAGCACAATATATCAATTTACAAGATATAGCTTTCCACCAAGCACTTGTTAAGTTACTATCAGGAACTGATAACAGAGCAAAGAATACTTACTTCCAAATGGTAGGTCCTCTTTATCATACTGTTGAAGTTTCTCCTGCTGTATATTATACACAAGAAGAAATTGATGCTGCTCAAGAAGGAGATGATGCTTTTGGAAAGACTACAGACGATATAAAGACTGAAGCCGTTACATCATTTGAACCTATCAATGCTCCTGGTACTCAAGCATACGAAGATTCTTATAAGCTTAGAATGTTTGGTTGGGACTTAGATACTATTATCATTACTGATAATAATGGTCTACAAACTAAGCCCTATAACTTGGTTGAAGCTTCTTATAACCATGACCATGATAAGTATTGGGGCGATGCACATAATATTTTCTTCTATATGTTCGACCAAGGATATGAAGATTATATTAAGCAACAATTAAGAGGTATCTTAAAGTTCGCATTCTCTGATCCAAAAGTTACTAATAGTGGTAACTATTTCTATATGAACTTCTTTGATATTCAAGATAATAAATTCCCTGCAGTTGCATATAATCACCAAGCTAAGATATATTATGAGAATGCTCAGTTCATCTTTGATTCTCATATCATTGATGTTTATACAAATAATAACGTAGATGTTCCTCTATCTCAAAGTCATGGAAGCGCCGCTCCTTGTGAGAAGCAATTCATGCAGAATAGATATGACTTCTTAGCATCTTACGCTTTAATTGTTAAAGGTCAAGATAAGTATAACTTTACAAGCTCTACTGGTGGTAGTGGTGTAAGTGAGGCTAGATTAAGATTGCAATTTGTACCTTATCAAGATTTCTATCCAACTTACTATTGGAATAGAGATGATAACTTCAAGTACTTAGGTGTTCTTGAAGAGTCTCAATTTGATACTAACAAGTACTTAGCTAGAACTGGACATAGTTACGATATTAAACTTCATGAGACTGATCAAGGTATTAACAATGCTCTCCAATCTCTTAACAAGTTCAAAGAGTTAACTATTACTGGTATTCAAAACAGAACATTATCAGTACAGTTACAACACAATACAGACTTTAAGATTGATAATGCTATTAAAGAAGGTGACACATTCTTCCAAGGATGGGCAAATACTGTCTTAGACATATTCTCTCCAGAAGCTCCTGTATTAGAGAATCTATCTCTAAGAAATATGGAATTACCTACTCAGATTGATTTATCACAATTCTATAAGTTAAAGAGAGTAGATTTCACAGGAACTAACGTTAACTACGTTATTCTTCCTCAATCAGGTCGCTTGGAGACAGTTGTATTACCCGCAACTATTACAGAGTTTAGACTTTATAATAACCCAGGTATTAAGGCTACTGTTAATGAAACAATTGACACTGAATTAATACAAGAAGGTATTATACTTCCTAACCCAACTGGATTAAGAACTGTGTATATCAATGGAGCTAATGCAGGACAATTTAATGTTTCTGATTTCTGTACAAAATTAGCAAACGCTAACTTAGCTAACTTAACATTGAGAAATGTTAGTATTAGAATTACAGAAGCTACATTAAATGCTTTAATGTCAACTCCTAACTGTAATATTTCTGGTAAAATCGTAATTGTAGATGATAATGATGCGCTTGCTTCAATATCTTTCGATACTTTACAATCACTTGTAACTAAGTTCGGAAATATTCGTTCTGAGGAAAACAGTTTATATGTTTCATTCGCTACTGTTAATACTCAAATCGTAAGAGCACCTGCTACAATCGCTCTTTACAACGTTGGTGCTGAAGCTCAAATCACTCCTATCGTTGATGGTAATGATGTTAAGATTATTGAAGATGCTACTGTCGCAAGTGGTTATAGATTAGATATTAATTACTACTTGAGAACTACTAACTCTTATGCTGCTCAATCTAACTTCCCAACATCTATTGCTACAATCAATAGTACAACTGGTAAGATTGTATTAGCACAGACAAGTACTCAAAAGGGTTATGTATTCATAAGAGTCGGAACTGTATCTAATGGAGATAAGGTTACTTCTACTTCTAATTCCTGCGAAGTAACATTTAGTTGGATTGCTCCTAAAGTCGGCGATTTTGCTTATGAAGATGGTACATTCTCTTCTTCATATATCTCTACTAAAGCACTTATGGGTCTTGTATATGCTGTTAAAGAAACAACTGCTACAACAGGTACAGCATATATTATCGGTAAAGAATATTCTTTCAAGAATTCTCAAACTGGAGAACCTATTGCTTCTTATATGGGATTAACTTTAGAGGAAGGACAACAAGCTCAAAACAGATATCAAACTTCTGTATATTATCTACGTAGATATGCTAATCAGATTTTACAAATCTCTGATTCGTTATTTACAGATGGATTAGCTAGTGTAACTGTAAACAGTCTTACTGATATTGGCAGTGTAAACGAAATTACTTATGCTACATATGGTGTTTCACGTATGTCATCAGATGAATTTGTTCATTTCACAGGTAAGGAGGATACATTAACTTATATCAATGCTGTTAACCGTTATGTATTGCCTAAACTTCGTTTATTCTATGCTAATGCTTCACATTCTAGTTCAACTATTGTGAACAACTTAGAATCTTACGGAAACGATGGTTATTATAGAATAGCTAATAATGAAGCACTTAATAAAGTATACAATGCATTATATTCAATGAGTATTAAGTATGATGATACTACTTATGATGGTTACTCTTCATATGTACAAGTGGGTTTAGCAACCGCTGTTATCTTCCCATACGTTTACTCAATGTATGTATATCAACCAGAAGCTACTTCACTCGACTCTCAATATGAAGCAGGTAATTGGTATATGCCTTCTTTAGGTCAGTTACAACGTGTTTTATATCATAGAGGTGTAAGTGCTCGTACAACTGGAAGTGATCAAAACTATAATCAACCAAGTTATGTAATGCTTAATGTTAGTGGTATTGCGACTGCTCCTGGTGCAATATTTGCTTCTGCTTATAGAGCAATGGGTAGCTCTAACTTCCCACAATGTTGGCAAAACTTAGTTGGATTTAGTCAAAATGAAGCTTCAGTTTCTGAGACTGCTTCCAACTCTTATAACTTAGTTACTGCTTTAAGCTCTAACGGTAATAACTATGGTTATCAAAATACTACTGGTAATTCTAACGATTCTTACGGTACTACTTCATGGTCTGAAAAGTGGATTGCTGGTCAAATGCCTGTAGTTGGTAGCTGGTACACTAGTTATGCTGATTATCCAGGAAGTTATAACACTTGGTCATTATATAATACTTAGATGCCTAATCACTTAGGAATACCATTCGTTGAATATAATTACTCGAAGCCAGTATGATAATTACTTACAACAATACACAATACAATATTCCTAATTTCATTAACCAAATTTTTGAGAGGGAAGACCTTTTGGTTCTCCCTCTTGAAATTTGGGCAGAAATTTTTAAGAAACAATTTGGAAGTGCTAATTTCCCATATCTTCAAATTATCTTAGAAAAACAAATTCTAAAACATGATTTAGAGTGTAATTCTTTTACTTATAAAGGAGAAGAGTTATGGTGGGGAAAAGATATAAGAACTAGCCTAGGTAATCTGGTTAATTCAATGTCTGATAAAGTTCAAATTGTTATTGGAGATAAAGTTTATGATTTTACAAAGGAAGAACTTAAAAATCTTCTAAGTGCTCTTGAACTATATGCAAATAAAGTTTATGTATAGACACACAAACATTTAATTGCAATAAAACAACTCCAAACAGTAGATGATTTAATAAATTATGATTATAATTTAGGGTATCCTGAGAAAGTTGTAATAGAATGAATACATCCCTTCTTACTACAGTTTAGACAGGTTTCCGTCACGATGACAAACCTGTAATAACCGAAGAGTATATTGAAGAGGATAATGGTTCTATCAAGAAATCAGTTAAGACAGGATATGAAGAGGATGAAGTTGCAACACCTTAGAAACCTATTCCTAGTGTTGACATAGATGATGTAACTTTTGAAGAGTCAGTAAAAGAAACAGTAGATACAGGTTTTGGTGAGGGCACTTTACACAAAGAGTGTCCTCAACTAGAATATGTAGAATATCTACGCCAAGACAAACATCTTAGTGAATTCCGAACTGAAACTGATAAAGAACTTGCTCGTCAAAACTTAGGTGTCTATAGTAGTACTAAGGTTGATGAATTATTAAAGGAAATTACAAACAGCGTAGGAAGTATATATGTTACTAAGACTGAGATGTAGGAAGCAATAGCAGGTTTAGACTTTGTAGACTCCACCTTAAAAGCTTACGCTCCTTACGAGGTACCAAATAATTTATTTAGGTTATGAATTATACTCAAATAAAAAGACTGTTTCAGAATAATACTGAATTTGTACCTATTACACTTGCGGAAGCTGTAGTTGTAAATACTTCTACTATACCTGGTTTAACTAACCTTGGTATTACAACTTTGGATAAAGTATTAAGAAATACTCTAGGTTTAGTAGGTACAAATGCTCAGAATATTGGAACTCTTGGTGACAATATTGCATAGTTAACAGGAGTAGTTCAATTAATTAATAATGAGCTGCAAAATAAACAAGATAAACTTACAGCAGGTGTAGGTATATCTATTACAAGAAATGAAGAAACTGATTAGACAGTAATCAGTGTAAATCACACTCTTGAAATATATAAGATATTAACGACTGAACAATGGAATGATATTAAAGACGACCCAAAACAAGAATATCAGAATGTTATATATTTAATCCCTCAACCTCAAGCTACTTCAGTTGAGAAAAATATCTTTAAAGAATTCTTATGCATATTTAAAGATGGAGTATTTAAGTGGGAAGAGTTTGGAACTATTCAAACAGAAGTTGATTTATCTGGATATGTTACAAATGAAACCTTTAATGCTCTCGCAACTAGAGTATCAAGTATTGAAGTTAATGGGATATTTGCTGATAACATATATACAAGCACAGGTAAACAAGTGGTTGTTCAATATAATATTCCTACAACTTTATATGATTCGGCCGTGGACGAAATTGAAACTGACGAAATAGACGAACCATGAATTATCCATTAAAGTTTCTAAAGAAAGAAGGTAGAATTTTCTTACCAGCAACTGCCGCAGAAGCTGTAATGGTAAAACATACAACAGGTGTTAGGAGACTTGATGACGTTTTGAGATTTAAAATAGAAGAAGTTGTAACACCTGCTGGTTCGGGACTATCTTCTTATAAATTAGATAATGGAGTAGTTATTACTCACTCAAATAGTATAGACCCAAGTGTTGATGAATTAAAGCCTAAATTACTTAAATATGATAGTAGAGGACACATAGTCGAGACTTCTGATTTTGGTAAGTTAAAAATCTCAGTGAATAGTGCACCTTATGTGCAATATGACGGCTCTAGTTCTGCTTTACTTAAATTAGGAGACGATTTTATGGACAGTGATGGGTGTATTTAGATTCGTTGGAACACTATAACATAATACAATTATGGCATTATTAAATTATACTGGTTCGTATAGTAACATAAGTTCATATCTTAACGCTGCCGCTAATTCGTTAGATTGGTTAAGAATATTTGTAAGTCCTGATTCTACTGGTGGTGGTCACTTTATTACTCATGGTATAGATTTTGGTGCATCATACGCTAATGGTCAAAGAGGTTTAGTTCCTGGTAATTCTGGAACATTAAATAAGACTTTCCTAAGAGGTGACGGATGGTCGGCTCTTTGGACATCTGCAGCAGAAACAGCTGCAGCCGTAGGTGAAACAGATGCACAAAAATAGGCAGCTAAAGAAGCCTATTTACAAAGTACAATTGCTAGCGTATATGATATTAAGCAATGGATTGCACAATCATTTATTGCTAATAATTCTATGCGCTTTAAGGGTACTATTAATATCGATGGTACTGGAGCAATTTCTAATACAACAGAAGGAGGAACAACTAACGGATTCCCAACATCTTGTGAAGTTGGTGATACTTATAAAATAAGTGGTAATTCACAAGGTTCTTCTTCATATATTGCCGGAGAACCTGTATCTACGGGTGATATGGTAATCTGTATTAAAGCAGGTAGTGGAGCAAGTCTTAATAATTCTCAATACTGGACAGTTGTTCAAGACAATGTTGAACATCTAATCACATACACACTTAATGGTACTGCTTATAAGTTGTATGCTCAAACTGGTTCAGATATTACATTATTTGCTCCTGCAACAGCTGGAACAACTGGTCAAGTTCTGGTTTCTAAAGGTTCAGGTAATGCACCTGGATGGGTAAATCAAAATACGTTAGTTGTAGCTAAAGCTGGTAAAGTAGCTTATGCTTTAGTAAAGAGTACAGGTATTACTATGATCAATCAGGGTTCTGCAGAAAACTCTTACGATGGTTCTAAGACTATTACAATCGGCTTAGCTAATGCTACTACCTCTACAATCGGTGGTGTAATAGTTGATGATGGTACACACTCTGAGGCTTATAATGCTTCAACTAATACTTCTAATACTCCATATCCAACAATTAGTGTTAGTAGTGGAGAAATCTATTTAACTAAACAAAACATTATAAATGCTTTAGGATTTACTCCAGGTAATTCTACTGTAAATATTTCTAAAGTTGTTGTAGCAAGTGCTGCTGACGTTAATACTAATACAACTTCTGCTACTGCTAATCCTTATGTAAATATTGTTGCTTCTGATAATTCAATTTTAGGAAGCTTTAGAATCAATGGCTCTGGCAAAATTGGAGTTAAGTCTGCTGCTAATTCAGCTGCTCTTACTATTAGTTTAGCAGAAGCTGATTCAAGCAACTATGGTGGTATCAAGATTGGATATACTACAAGTGGTAAGAATTATGCAGTACAGTTAAGTGGTGGTAAAGCATATGTAAACGTACCTTGGGTGAGTGATGTATTTACAGCATCCAATAATGGTTTAGCTCCAGCTGCTTCAGCAGCTAATAAGTCTGAAAGTGCTGCTGCAAGTACTACTTATTTATTAGGTGCAGATGCTAAGTGGTACAAATTACCATCTTCAGCATTTCAAGGAGATAAAAGAATTGTTAAGGCAAATGGTACAACTATAATTGCTGCAAATTCTGGAAATGCTCTTGATATAATTGCAGGAAATCATTTAAATATTGCTGCTGCACAATCTTCTGGTAGCTATACAGGAGCTGTTACATTTGATGTTGTCTGGAGAGATATTCAAGTTCATACTGTAAGTGGTTCTTCTATTTCTCAAAATGTTGCATCAATTGGTAGTAATGATCCTTTAGTATTTGAAAATTCTGAATCAGTCTTCATGCTAGGTGAAGAAATTACTGTAGGTTCAGGAGCTAATGCAACAAAGAAAACAGTAGTTAGATCGTATATTACTTGGTATAATTTGGATACTGGAGAATATGAGATTATATGATTCAAATAAATCCTTTACAAAACTATATTAATGGAGGAGCAAGGGCGGCTATAACAAGTCCGCCCCCAGCTTCACTAGTTTTCGACTTGCCTGGTAAGGCAACTTGGGTCAAGGGAGTAAAGTTAAAGGGTACTGACCATACCTATACATTCAGTCACGACAATTATATCACCTTAACTAATACTCCTGGCTCTGATGAGTCGGAAGATATTAAGATAGGTGTCAACATAACAACATTAAAAGCTGCAATAGATACCACAACTGGTACTCTTGCACAATTACAAGCAGGAACAAGCACTATTGCATAGGTTTGGACTGCTAAGACTTTGGCACAATATGTTACAGGTTCTCTTCCTGTAACAAAGAATATGACAATTAACGGAACAGCTTACGCTATATTTACAACTGAGGCATCTCTTCCGTTATTTTATGCACCAGCAACTTTAGGAACTGCTGGTCAAATTTTATCTTGTACATCGTCAGGTTTATCCTGGGTAGACCAAACATAGAATACTGACTATAGAGTAACTCAAAGTAGCGTTACTGCTAGTAATAATTATAGAATATTATTAAAGAAATCTGCAAATGATACTCAAGAAACAACTTCAGTAAATTTTGCTCCAACTCTTACATTTAATCCTTCAAATAATGAATTAAAAGTCAATGGTAGTAAAGTAATTCATACAGGGAATATAACAAGTTCAAATGCTATAATCGGAAAAGAACTTACTACTATTGCTTAGCTTGGAGGAGTAGAAATAAAAGCAAAAGTTGATTATAGTAATATTATTCCTTCATATTTATCCGAATGGGATATATCTGTTGATAAAGCATCGTTTGAATTAACAAAGGAATGGCAAGATGCAGGTATAGGATTACAATCATTAAGTCCTGGGCCTTGTTTGCTTTATATTAATTATTGTGGAGTACATTATACTGGCACATTTGCGTTTGCAGGTACTGGTATAAATACTGACGATGAATTTCCTCTACATGAGTCTGGATATAGACAACTTGAAAGAGGTAGAATATTTGCTAAGATAGCAGCGGTATCAGGAGTAGCTAAGTTAATGCTATCTGCTTCGGTGCCTGAATCAAATATACCTTTATTTACAATTAAAATTAAACAAATAGCAATACTATGAATATAAGAGACTCGTATATACACGGTGCAGATGGTAAAGGTGTAGTTAAAAAATTGTTCTTTGCCACTACTGCCGATACAAATGCAGGTATAAGTGTTAATGATTTGGTGTTCTAGCTTGCTGATACCTTAGGAACTCAAGTACCTTTAACTATTCCGACTCTTAATTAGAATACAACTGGTTCTGCTGGTTCGCTTAAAGTTGTTACTAGAAGTACGAATGCTAATCATTACTTAACTTTTGTAGATTCTAATAATTCTTCAGCAACTGCTGAAAGTTTCTATACTGATGGTGATCTTTATTATAACCCATCATCTAATGTTTTGAGTGTAGCTAATGTTACCGTAAGAGGTAGCGGAGGATTTAACTATACTGGAATTGGAAGCGCTTCGACTAATGTTGCTCGTCACGTCTGGTTTTCCCATGATACTTAGGTCGGAACACCTATTAAGAGTGATAACTTTAAATATAATCCTTCAACAAACGTATTAACAGTTGGAGCTTTAAACGGACCAAAAATTATAATCGGTGATACAACACTTTATTTAAATAATTCAGGAACTACTAATAAGTTAACTCCTGATACTGTTATTAATGCTGATTCTACTCACGGAACTATTCCGAGTTCTGCAGCAGTTTGGAATGCAATTCTTACTGGAATGCAAGCTAACGATGCTATGGTATTCAAAGGCTTCTTAGAAGGCGGTACTGATGCTGCTCATACAGCTTATACACCTGGTGCTGATAAAGGTGATACTTATAAAGTATCGACAGCAGGTTACATCAACGGAGAATATTATCAAGTAAATGATACATTTATTTGTACAGAAGACGGAACAGTTGCTGCAACAAGTTCTAATGTAGATACAGTAAATGCTAACTGGGGAGTAATTGAAGGAAATGGTGATTTCCTTTCTATTCATGGAGGCACAATGCGTGGAACTCTTAAATGGCTTAATACTACTGCTCTTCCAGCTTCTACAACAGCACCATATATTTTAGTAGTTGACGCTACTGCTAATGGTACAACCAAGTATATTACATTAGCTAATATGCGTACCCAATTAATTGATAGTTTATATTGGGCGAATGTTAAAGTATCTAATGCTTCTTCAACATCAACAGAACCTCAATTTGCTAAGGTTGGTATTGCTGGTGCAAAAGACGGTACTGCAAAGTTAAAAGTATATGGAAATGAGATAGTAACAGGAAACTTAACTATTGGTGGATGCACCTTAGTTTATGAGTCATCTTGTCTTAAATTTACTTTCTAATTATGGCTTTACAAGTTTGGCTCCCATTAAATGGGAATTTGAATAATCAAGGACTGAGCAATGTAACAGTCACTAATCATGGAGCAACAGTAGATAATAATGGCAAGATAGGGAAGTGTTATTCTGTTAGTGGAGGTAATAGCATTTCAAGTGTAGTTAATATATCAAATAATGCAATAAGTGCTTCAGTTTGGGCATATATAAATTCATTTCATGATAAGTATAATTATATAATATCGTTAAATAATAATTCAGGATATGTTGATCAATGCCTATCGATTGCTTTAGAAGCAGCTAATATAATTTGTTTTGATATAGGTGGCAATTCTGAGTTAAAGTATACTCATACTGAGACTTTGGTGGGTAAATGGACTCATCTTGCTATAACCTTTGATGGAAGTATGATTAGAGGATATGTCAATGGTGTTGAAGTGTGTTCATTATTCAGTACTTCTAAATTAACTAGAACTAATTTTAATATTGGTAAGCGTGCTGGAGGAACTGCCCATTATATGAATGGCAAAGTTAATGATGTAAGATTATATAACCATTGCTTATCTCCGAAAGAAGTAAAAGAAATAAGTAAAGGCTTAATCCTTCATTATAAATTAGATGGAAATGATATTGGAATTACTATTCCAAGAAATGGTGGTTTAATTCCAGATGGAGTTGAATTATATGAATATTTGTAGAGTGATGGTAACGCTTATATAGATACTGGTATTCCTTATGACTCTACTAAAAGCACATATAAAGTAGAAACTAAGTTTAGTTAGCCTGCTAATGTAGGCTCTTATGATGCTATATTTGGAGCTTATACTGATGAAAACAGTAAAACTTTAAGAATTATTAGAGGTAATAATAATTCTATTATGTGGTCTTATTATAATATTAAAGCTGGAAACGGTAACCCAGTGACTATAAGTACTTCTAATACTAATATAAGAGAAATTATACTTACAGCATCATAGTTAAGTGTTACAGAGAACAATACTACTACTATTTATCCTCAATAGGGTACTACGGCAACTGATACAACATCAGTATTTTATTTATTCTGTCAAGGTATAGCAAATGGATCAATAAGTTGCTAGAGTAAATCTAGAATATATTACTTTAGACTTTATGATAACAATGTTCTTATTGGTAATTTTATCCCCTGTACTTACTTAGGAGAACCAGGAATGTGGGATACTGTAGAAAATAAGTTCTATAGAAACCAAGGAACTGGATAGTTTACTCTTGGAAATAAAATTACTTTGAAGGAGTATGAGTATTTACAACCAAATTCTAGTGCTTATATAAAGACTGGATATATTCCAAATAGTGAAACTAAAGTTATATCACAGTTTATTTCTCCAAAATTAAACACTCAGCCTTTATTTGGAGGAAGAGAAGCTTATAAAAGTAATGATTTCTCATTTTGGCCAACAGCTTCCACAGATACTGATATAAGGAGTAATTATAATAATAATATTATTGATGAGAATTATGATATTAGTAACGTGGTATCTACAGTAATTAAAGATAAAAATATATTATCATTAAGTAATTCTAGAGGAAATTGGAATCTTGTTTCTCCTTATGCTACTTTTACTGCTCCAGTAGAAATGTATTTATTTCAAATAAATAACAATGGAACATTATTAGGATCTTACACAAATGTTGCTTTAAAATTATATTATTTAAAGATATATGATAATGATATTTTAGTAAGAGACTATATACCATGTTCATATAATGGAACTCCTGGTTTATGGGACAAAGTAGAGTGGAAATTCTATGCTAATGCTGGAAGTGGTAGTTTTACTTTAGGACCTGAAAAGACTGTTCAACAAGATGCTCCTATATTCTATGATTCTTCTGGTTATTGTAATCATGGAAGTATAACAGGAACTTTAACTACTAATAGTGATTCTCCGAGATACACTGCTTCTACTGTGTTTAATGGTAGTTCTTTTATTACAACCAATAGTACTACTGCTGGTAAAATAACTTCTGCTATTACATTATCATGTTGGGCAAAAAGAAGCAGTTGGACAGGAGATTGGAGAATTGCAGGATGCACAGAAGCTGGAGGATGGACTTTTTATCCAAATAATAACATACTATCTTTTTATGTATATGCGGGAGGAAGTTATGTAGATGTATAGGGTCCTCAGTTAGCAAGTATTTCTTCTGGATGGCATCATTTTGTCGGAACATATAATGGAAATGTTGCTAAATTATATATAGACGGAGAATTAATAAATTCTGTGAATAAAACCGGAACTATTGGATATCATGCTAATAATGCTATATTTATTGGGGCAGAAGCAGGAAGTAATGTAACAACTCCATCTGGAAGTTATTTTAATGGTAATATATCAGATGTCCGCTTATATGCAACAGCCCTTTCAGAGGATGATATAAAAGAATTATATAATACTTCTGCATTTGTTACTAATAACGGAGTATTTGCAGAATATGAACTTTATGAAGATAATTTATCTGATGTAAAGAAGACAGGTTTACTTGAAACTGCTAACTTCTATGAGAATGGAGCAGAATCAGGATATGCCTTAGATACAGATAAAACAAGAGTTGCTAGCAACTATATAATATCGGAAGACTTTATAGAAATTTAATAATATGGCAATAGTAAAAACATTAATCGTAAAAGGTGTAGCTAGATTTTTAACAGATGCCTATATGAGTACTATTAGATCAGGTATCTGGAATGGTAGCACTATTCAAGTAGGATATGGTGGTACTGGAGTTACTTCCGCTAAAGGTAATACTGAAACTCCTGTTTTTCTGGCATCTAATGGAATTACACCTTGTTCTTATAAGATACCACATGCTACAAAAGCATTTAAGATAAATGGCGTCACATTCGACGTTTTTACAAATTCAACTGGAACTGCCCCAACTATATTTGCTCCTACATCATTAGCAGGAACTGGTGGTTATATATTAGCTACTAATTCTGCTAAAACTGGATTAGAGTGGGTTGCAGCTAATAATCATACTCATAGTCAATACGTATTACTAGATTCAGGAACTAATGAACAAGTTATTAAGAGTTCTATTAGTTCTCTTGGTGATGGTGTTATTTCATTATGGAGAGCAACTGAAGACGGTTATCCTATGATAGGATTCCATAGTGGTGCTACTAAAACTAAATGGGGAATGTTAGGATTTAAAGCTGCTAATACACCAATTTTTAGAAATACTTCTAATACTGATTACCTATTAGCACATGCAGGAAATATATCTAATAAAGATGCAACAATAGGCTCATCTTTAACAACTATTGCTACAATAGCTGGAGTTGATATTAAAGCTAAAATAGATTTATCTAGTATAGCTAAATCAGGAAGTGTAACAAAAACATTAAATGTTGATAGTTGGACTAATGTAAGTGGATTTACTGGAACTGGTACCTATGCTATTCAAATTAATTGTGAAGATTTATATGCTAGTGGTATATTATCTGGATGTGGTGGAAGTGATACAGTAATCGATGAAGTTCCTCTTCACGTAACTAATAAAGGTGCTAATACTTGGAGACCATATGTTAGAGTTAATGGAAGTCAAATACAAATGACTACAAACGAAGCTTCTCCAGGTACTTCTCGAGAATATACAATTAAAATATTAAAATTAATCTAATATGAATACTCACGCTGGTTATAGTAAAAAGAAGTTAGACAATACATTAGTATTGTTAGCTGGAGGAGGAGACAAATCTTTAGCGGATTTCCTTGGAGGTATTCGAGTCTTCTCCTCCAAAATCTAGTATAAGACTGCAGATGCTGCAGCAAGTTGGACAGATTTATGTACTGCTTTTGTAAAAGTATCTGGTGATAAGATGACTGGAAACTTAGAATTTAATGGACATGCAAGTAGTGCTAAAAGTGCTACTGGTATAACATGGCTTAATGGTACAGATACAGCTGCTCATATTGGAGCCACTACCACAGGATCTGTTGGAATATATGGTTATGGTGATGGTGGTGGAATACTTTTAAGACCCTCTGCTGGAACAGGTACCTATGGAGTAGTAATAAGAAGTGATGAATTTACATATAATAGTTATACAGTATTAACTGCTAATAATCTAAATTATACAAATACTGACAAAAACTATAAAGTATAGGCAGACTCAAATAATAATTTATATGTAAATGTACCATGGACTGATAATAATACTGATATTAAAGTAACATAGACTCTTACTACTTCGAGTAATACTGATTACAGACCATTAATACTTGGTTATAGTTCATCTGATAGTCCTACTTTTTCTACCACAACTAATACAGTATATGCATCTCATAAAGTATACGTTAAACCAAGTACTGGTATGCTTGTTGTTAATGGTCCTTTATGGTTGAGACCTGATGGTGACGCAACATTAAAAATTTATTCCGGAAAAATAACTGATGCTTACTCTGATGGATTTATTAAGTTGCAAACTTCAATAGATGGAACTGATGGACAAACTTCTAGTTATCCTAGTTCAAATTCAACAAGATGTGCATTATTCTTACAACCTCGTGGCGGTTCAGTTTACGTTTGTAAAGATATAACTGCTGCAAGTACAGCGGCTGACTCAGTTTATAAATTTAAAGTCGGAGTTAAATCATGGTTTGATGATACTATTAATGACATACTTTTTAGATATGTATACTTAGCGAACGATACAAATTGGGATACTAACGTTGATAATACGTTGTTTGGAACGACTGATAATAATTATAGTAAATTTACTATAGTAAGAACAAATGCTCTTGCTCCTACACAAATTACAAATGATTATAGTAGTGGTATTGCCTGGAAAGGTTGTGATACTAAAGGTATTATGACCTTTAAGTTTAATTCTCCAGAAATAGCTTTTGCTGGAGGTAATGGTACTGGATTAAATTGGAATATTAAAGTAAAAGGTGTATCAGGAGATACTTATAATTTAAATTCTTGGAAAGCTGATGCTGTTCCAAGAGTAAATGATATTCAAAATCTTGATACTCAATGTACTAAGAATGGTATTTACTACCATAACTCGTCTGCTACAGGTCGGCCAAGTGATAATTACGGTAATCTAATTAATTTCTCTAATGTTGAAACTCCTACTCCAGGTACTGATGGTCATTGGATTTAGTAGTTGGATTTTACTAATGATGGAAAAATGTGGTATAGAATGAGAATCAACACTGCTGATTGGACAACATGGCAAAAAGTAGCATTTGGTGATTTCTTACCACTTTCTGGAGGTACAATGACTGGAACTATTATCACTAGCTCTGATAGTAACATAGTAGCTTTTAGACCCGATGTTAATAATAATCATTATTTAGGTTCAAATGCTTATAAATGGAAGGGAGTATATGCAACTACTTTCTATGGTAACTTATCTGGTACTGCAACTACTGCAACTAAAGCTAAATACTTAACCAATTATAGTACCGCTTATTCAAATCCTGGTTATGGAGGATATTCATTATCTTATTATACTGCTAATACAACAGTTACTTCTTCAAGTACTGATGGTATAGCTAATCCTACTAGTACCACAGATAGCGGCGATTGGTATTATCATATGTTGATGATACATGGAGATCCTAGTGGTTATTTTTGTGATGTTGCATGGAGATTAAATGATATTTCTGATCCTTCTATGTATTTTAGAATGAGAACTACTTCTGCTTATTCAGATTGGGTTAAGGTTGTGACTAGTGAAAACTTACCCAATTATCTTTCAACATATTATTGGGCTAATTTACCAATTCAAACCATACCAAATTCTACAACTTCTCCATCGTTTCGTAGTATAAATGTTTATGAAGTAATTAAGGCAGGTACTTATGAATTATCTTACCATGATTATGTTGTAATTTGCTCTAACGGTGTTATTAATATAAATAAATATTATAAATGGTATAAATGTATTCCTCAAATTGTCCATGTACATAGTCCATTTGATAATCTTGATGTTAAAATGTTGTTACCTCCAAGTGCTCCATATGGAACATCTATAAAAATATATATGACTACTGAAGTTGGCGTCGCAGACGATCGTATAATATTCAAAGGATTCAATTAGGATCTTGATATAGAATTCTACGGGTGTGCATCAGATTACGTAGAGGAGAATTTAAAAGGTGGACCCTTTACTCCTGAATTTTCATAGTCAGTATATTTTGCTGTGGCAGAGTATCCTGATGATGTATATATGCAAGTACAATATACATCTCAGACGAGTGTTCCAACTAAAATTATAGATGGAAGTACAGGAATATCTGCATTTAAAGCTGGAGCAAAAATAATGATTGAAGCTATATTTATGCCAGACGTACAATTATATGGCGGAGCATGGTTCTTAATTCCTCATTAATTAAAAAATGTTAAAACACTTTAGGATTGAATTAATTTTGTATAAATTAGTTTAATTCTAAAGTTAGATAAATATTTAAATATTAAAAATTTAATGGTTATGATTTTAAATGAATTGTTAACAAAACAAAATGTTATCACAAAAATTGAGTTGAAGGATGGTGAAAAAGAACTCCCAAAGGAACTCAAGGTAAAAATTATGAGAATCCGTTTAGCTTATAACAAAGTTAAGAAGGCTTTCGATGAAGATGTTAAAGAATTTGTAGAGCAAATAGCAACAGATGAATATAAAGCTCTTGCTCAGAAGACTGATCATACTGAAGAGGAAGAGAAACAATATAATGAGCTTAATACGAAAATTAACTCAGATTATGTCGAGTTTGTTAATCAAAAGGGACTTGAAGAAGTTTCTGAAACAATTGATGACAAAATTTCCGAAGATGATTATAATGAAATTTTAGATATTAATGCAGGTAACGATGTGGTCATTAATGGTCAAACTATCAAAGCTGCTGATTTAATGGAAGCTTTTTATGAATTATTTGTAGCATGATACTAAAAAAGAGTTCAATAAACTATAAAGTTCAAGATACAATTGACAACGTAAATGTTAATGGTACTGTTTCCGTAAGTTAGGATGGAACAATTAACATTAGTATTAATACAGATGATGGAAGCTACGCTTCTTATACAAGAGGTTCTGATGGTTTTATAAACTTTAATAGTAGCTTTAATGAAAAGAATGATTTGATCGATTATATGCAAGGTCTAGTCGGAGACATCCGTGTAGCACTTAATGATAATCCTCAATAATAATATACTCTCAAGGTGTTGAGAGTTGTAAGTCTTCATAACTAATAAATACTTTATATCCCAGATTTCGTTGTGAAACGCGGTCTGGGAATTTTTCTTATTCCTCACTGTTAACAAGTTTTAACAATGTTTAATAGAGATTTTCTTTAAAATTTTTGATTTCTCGGAAATTATTTTGGAAAAGTATAGGTTATAAGTATTTATTACCCAGAATATCTAATGATTGAATAATAGATAAATGCGAATAGAAAATGAAACAAAATGTATGAAATATGGCAGAGGATACACTTACAATGTTTGGTAAGGCCTATAACACTGTAGGTTCTGCCAATACTAATTTAATGCTACAAACTAGAGGCGATTTGAAGATACGTTGGGGAAACAAATTTATTGATCTTGTTAAAAATGGCAAGATTAATGCTGAAGCTGACATATTAAAAACCGCTGAAAGTTCTGAAAGTATTAATGTTGATGGGATATATTTAGTCCAAGACGGAGAAAAAGATGAGATTTGGATTAAAATTGGTGGTGCTTTAATTAATCTTACTTAGGAAGTATCACAAGATTTTATTTCTTACAAAGAGGAATAGAAATTAACTAATGAAGAACGCTCAATGGCTGTCACCAATATAGGGTTAGTATTTGATACCTATGCTAGTTTAATTGCTTCCGGTATCAAAAATGGATTTGCTTATGTATTAGATACTAAGAAATTCTTCTCTATAGAAGAAGGAACAGCTAATGAGTATTCTTTTGATACTAAGGTATCTGATCCTTTAGAAATTGGTGATATAACTATAAAAGGAAGTACCGGAGAAATAATAGGTACGTCTAAAATAATTATTGGCACCAGTGGTTCTATCAATTTTAAAATTGGCAGTGTTGATATTGGTAAAATATCTAATGATAGAATTACTTTCGATAAGTATATTTCAAGTGATAAAGGAATACATTCACATACTTATAATGATAATGTAGGATATTTTGTCGGAATAAATGATGAAAACAAAGCTATTGGTGTTTTTGATGAAATAGTCATCAGAAATGGCATGGAAAATATTAAACGTGTTACATATGCACAACTTAGATAGTTAATAAACGATAGAAAGTTGGTAACTAATTGTGAATATGAAATCACTGATTTTTAGGATGTGAGGAATGTCACAAATAATATTGATTCAGAAGATTATAGTTCTGATACTGAATTTAGACCTAAAAATGTTTATCCTATAACAGTAAAAGCTAGAAATTCTTCAAAATTATATGCAGAGGGCTATTTTACTGAAAACCCAGATTGGACAATAAAATATGACCCTGATTATTATTATATAGTTAAATATGATAAAATTTTAAATGAAGATGGAACTGAATCGGATCAATATAATTATGTTTATTCTAAAGGTAGAATAACTAAAATGACTGATGAATTTGGTAATACTGCTAACTTCGATTTTAAACATACTACCTTTACCGACGATAAAAAATTCTTATTCAATGTAGCTAATCCAAGAATTAAAGAATTGGATAAACTTATTGAACTCGGTTCTACAGCTGCTTTAACTACTGAGAAAGCTGCAACAAATGTAAACGCTGACGCAACTTAGGATATTGATGTAACAATTACTGTTGCTACTGATTCTGACAATACTGTTGCAAATTTTGAAAGAGTTAGAAATACTCAAATTGTTAATAATGTAATATATTTAGCTGAACCTAAATTAGTAGATTGTCCTGTCACTACAGATACTAAAATGGTACAGTTTAATGATTATATTATATTTGATGATTGTTCTACTTTAACACCAAATAATAATATAATTAATAATGTAGAAGGTACATATGAAATATTAGAACAATTTGAAGATAATACCATAGAAAGTCTTAGTGAATGTAATATATCTGGTAGTATTACAAATTGTGTATTTAAAAAATTATCTGATGGTATAACTATAAATGGTCCATTAGATTCTGTAACTGTGGAATCGGATATGACCCCTAATTCTGCAAGCTATGTAGAATCTGATGATTCCTATATAGAGAATAATCCTTTTATAATATCAACAACAAATGTTCCTAAATTAGCTACTTTAGGAAGAAAAACTTGTGATATTATATCAAAAACTTACAACGAACAAGATATTAATGTATTTGTTGTTAAAACAGTGGAAGATGGAAATCTTCCTTCTGGTATAATAGTTATGTTTAGTGGTTTAGCTGATCAAATACCTGATGGTTGGACAATTTGCGATGGTACTAACGGTGCTCCGGATTTAAGAGGAAACTTTGTTAGAATGATTGATGCTGAAGAGAGCCCCGGTGCTTAGAACGATTCTAATTTAACAATTAGTAATACAGGTACTAAACCAACTTACGCTTTAATATTTATAATGAAATTATAATTTAGATTACGATATATGATTTTTTAATGATTATGATTATGGCTGATTTTGACGAAAAACTTTACGAAGAAGACGAATTTGCAGAGGGACCGGAAAGTACCTCTACGAGAGACAATGGCGGTACCCAAGAACCTCCACAGGGAGGAGGCGAGCCTAGTAACTCTTATAATGAAGATGATTTCACTGCAGAAGTGTTGAAAATTAGAGGTATAAATGACCCATCAAAGATTAAGTTTGAAGATACAACTGGAGCAGTTGTAGAACGTTCTTGGGATGAACTTTCAAGAGAAGAGCAATTAAATATCATTGTAGGAGATCAAAATGCTGAAGAAAATCAACTCTCAGACGATGAAAGTGCTTTATTGAGAGCTATTCGTAAGAGCGGTGGTAGTGTAGAAGACTACTTGCGTATTTATGCTGAAGAGAATGCTCCAGAGCCAGCAGCCGCTGAACCATCCTACAAAATTAATGAACTTAGTGATGATGAAGTTTATGCCTTAGATTTACTGGAAAAGGTAGGATCTGATAATATAACTGACGAGGAACTACAAACAGCTATTGATTCAGCTAAACAAAATGAACAACTCTACAAGAAAACTGTAGATGGTTTACGTCAGGAATATATCAGATTACAACAAGATAGAGAAGCTTAGCAGCAAAACGAAGTTGCCGCTAGACAGCAAGCTCAGTTCCAAAGGTTTGCTACTTCTATTAACGGTGAGATTCAACATATGAATCAATTCATGGGTCAAGAATTAGAACTTTCACAAGACGAAAAAGAGGAATTGTCCTCATTTATGTTAGAATTAGACGAAAACGGTGTAAGTGCTTTTGGAAGAGCTATGCAAGACCCCGAAATCTTTACTCAAGCAGCTTTCTGGTTGCTAAATCAAGATAAGATTTCTGAAGAACTCACTAAATAGATGTAGGAGACTTATAAACGTGGATATGAGCAAGCTAAGAAAGACTTGGGAAAATCAGCTCCCACCTCTAAGTTTGTGTTTAAACCATAGCAAAAGACTCCAGACAAATACGTAGATGAACTTGATTGGTAAGATTAAAATTTAACTTCTAATACAATATTAATTATGTTAGTAGCGAATTTTGTAACTAATAGACCTACAATGTCTGAAACTCGTACATACGAGGATTTCAGCAAGTTCTTAGGTAAGTCGTATTGCCTCGGTAATTGGTAACAATTACTTGCTACTGAGTGAAAACGGGGAAGCCCTCCTACGCTACAGGGTAATCCCGTAGGAAGCCCCAGGCATGGGGAACCTCTAACGAATAGAAATAAATATTTAATAAACCCAAATTATTTGGTATTATGGAACTAAGGAAAAAATCAATTTTAATTGCTCTATGTATTGGTGATGGATATATTACTCACTAGAAACAAGTTAGGAAAGGCAGAACTTATCAATATAATTATTTAGAGATAAGTCATGGTCAACATTAGGGAGAATATATTCAATGGAAAGCAGATTTATGCACATCTATAACAGGTAGAAAAAGTACCGTAAGAAGAAAGAAATATAAAGCCAAGAAAATATGCGGAATAGATGTAGAAGAATCATTAGGTTATACTTTTACAAATACTTCACCATATTTCCGAGTACTTAGAAAATGGTTATATCCTAATAATAAAAAGAAACTAAGTAAGAAAATGCTTTCTTATTTAGATGAACAAGGATTAGCTATTTGGTATATGGATGATGGTTGTACTTATGTTAGTAAGACAGATAGAACTTTTACAGCCGAAATTTCTACACATGTTTCAGAAGATGAAGCTTTAGAATTAATTGATTTATTTAAGGAGAAATGGGATATACAATTTCATTTACATAAAAAGAAAGAAAATCAATATAATATTAGAGCTTATTCGAGTAATGCTTTAAAATTTATAAAATTAATTGAACCGTTTGTACCAGACTGCATGGCTTACAAATTAATAGTTCCAAAATTTTATTTCCAAGAGTGCTCAGCATCCCATCTTAAACGAATTGAGGGGATGAAGATATATTCTGAACAATAGTGATGGTAAAACTATTGAGTTATAGGATAAAAAGCCTATAAGTTAACAATTTGGAGAGACCTCACCGTTTAGGCGTTGTTTCAAGACTTTATCCGGAGTTAACTGCTACTTTCTTAACAGAGTCTATCAGAAATATTTTCTATGGAGATACTAAGAAAGCTAATGGTTTCCAAAACATCGATGCAACTTACTTCGAGTGGGAAGTTGAAACAAACTATATTAAGCGTGTTCCATTTGCAGCTGTTCCTGTTGAGGATGGTGCTGATGGTACAGAGATTGAGATGATATTCCCAGAGAATTATTATCAATTACATGAAATCTTTAAGATTGAGAAGACAGGACAACAATGTTTCGTTGTTGCTCGTCCAGTTCGTAAGGCTGACAATATGTGGTCTGTCATAGTTCGTCTAATCGACGATGACTACAGTTCAGTTCTTGATAAGAATGGTTGCCAAATCGGTGATACAACTCGTTTCATTGGCAATGCTAAGCCTGAATTACATGATACTGGTTTTGTTAAGTATCAATCTAACGTTGAGAAGATGCGTAACTATATGACAACTGTTCGTGTTGATGATAGTTATTCTTCTAAGTATGCTCTTATGGAGGACACATTCATCAAGATTGGTAAAGGTGAGAACCAAGGTTGTCTAACTGAGAAGATTTATAAGTTAGAGCCAATGAAGAAGAATCTTATCGAGAACTTCTTATATGCTCGTGAAAATATGATACTCTTAGCTAAGGGTAACATTGGTGTTGATGGCAAGGCTACTATCTCTGACAGAGGTACAGGTCGTCCTATTTACATTGGTGACGGTATGATTCCACAAATCGAGAGATTTGCTTCTAAGTATGCTGCAAACAATGTAACAATCAACACATTCCATACAATCATTTCTACAATGGTTGAAAAAGCTGAGAAGCCAACTGGTAACCACTTCTGCTTCATGGTTAATGAGCGTGCTTGGGCTATTGTTCAAAGAGTTCTTGGCTCATACCTTGCAGACAGACACACTGACGGAGCTTATCTCTGGTCTCGTGGTGGAGAAGGTAAATACATCAAGGTAGGTGCTACATTTGATGCTTATGAATGGGGTAAACACGTTACTGCCCCTGCGTTGCGACAAGCTGCGTAATAAAATTTATTTAATTGCTGGAAGTTCCTTAGAGTCCTATAAACTATAATAGAGTCAGAAATGTTCTATGAATGTTTAATAATTATAGGAATTGGATAATCAGCAGCTAAGCTCCTAAAGCCATTCAGGTATGGAGAAAGTTCAACGACTAGTAAGTCCTGTTGATAGCAGGCATAAATTAATTTATTAATTGAAATGGTAAACGTCTTATGAAATACATTGTATACATAACAATCAATCTATGTAATGGAAAATTCTACATAGGTGTACACAGGACAAATCCTGATACTTTCGATGGTTATATTGGATGTGGAATATACAGAGCATCTCAAGCAACTAAAGATTATGTTTTGCATAAAGCTGTTAGAAAGTACGGATATAAAAATTTTAAAAGAACTACAATTAAAATATTTCCAGATACTGAAGAAGGTAGAAAACAAGCATTTGAATTGGAAGCTATCTTAGTAAATGAAACACTTCTTAGAAGTAAATCTACTTATAACACTGCTTTAGGTGGAAGGGAAAGTTCTACTGAAGATTTATTTAAAACAGTATATATGTTTGATTTAAATGGCAATTATTTAAGAAGTTTCAAAAGTGCTAGAGAAGCCGCTGCTTATATTCAACCTGAAAATCAGGATAATGCTAGAGCATCTATTAAAAATAATTGTTTAGGAATATCCACAAGTAGTTATGGTTATTTTTGGAGCTACTCTAAAGAATTTACATATAAAAATGAATGTATGAAAGCAGTTGCTCAATATACTATAAATGGTAAATTTCTTAGAACATTCAAAAGTATCACAGAAGCTGAAGTAGCATTATCATTAAATTCTATAAGTCAGGCTATCTATAAAAAAGGAAGTGCAGGAGGATATTAGTGGAGATTTTTCGATGGAGATACTTCCGATATACCTACATTAGTAAATGTAAAAACTAAGAATTTATTTCTTCCTATAATAATGCTTGATAAATCTGGAAAAGTAATTAAAAAATTTGACTGTGTAAAACAATGTGTTGATGAATATCCCGAATTAAGTACATCACAAATAAATAGAGTACTTAATAATACTATCAAATCTCATAAGGGATATATATTTAAATATCAAGACGATGATATAGTCTAATCTTATTAGAAATAATAAGGGTGTTAAGGGTAACACTGTTTCCTTCAAGGTTGATAGAACTCTTTCTCGTGAGTTCCCATACCCATACTTCTTATGTATCGATTTAACAACTGGTAAGACATCTACACAACCTCCTGTAGCTATGTACTCCTTAAAGGGTAAAGACTACATCTTCAACGAGGTATTAGGTGTTGGTGGACGTACTGGTGGTGACAGTGGTGTTGTTTCTTCACCTGTTGCAGGCGGTATGATGACAATCCACGGATATGCTGGCATCGCAGTATATAATCCATACCGTTCATTCATCATGCGTGTGAACGAGCGTTGATTATAAAGATTTTTTATTTCGGAAGATAAGGAGAGGGGCGATTTGACCCCTCTCCGATAATTATACAAATATTTTAATGATTATGGCTAATAAAATTAATAAAGTTCAGAATGGCGATCTCAAATCTAATATCGTCGTTTTGATGAGTGTTTTTGGAAAGGTAGGACAAAAATATTATATCCAACCTTGGAAAGATGAGCGTGGAAGATATGCAGATTGTGTTAAGAGAGTTAACTCTCAAGGTGACATGATTCTTACTCAAGAAGAGCTTCAAAAAGAAGCTAATGGTGAGGCATATTATATTCCAGAGAATGCATTATTTGTTATAGAATCCGGCAAGACTTTTAATCTTGACGATGTTAAAGAGAAAGCTGAATGGGAAGCTATTAAAAATTGTGATTTAATTGCTCCCGACCGTTATGCAAAGGATGATAAAGGTAACTATCTTATTGATGGTACTGTTGACCCTAAAGCAATACGTCCTCGTTATGGTACTGCCGAACTTTATATAGATAGACCAGGATTTGACTCACAACGTCGTGTTACGCGCAAGAAACTTATTCTCGAAGCTACACAATATATCTTTAATGATGAGCGTGGTTATGAGGGTAGATTAGCAGTAGCTAAGGTTCTTGGTCGTGATATGAAAAATCAACCAAACGCAGATGTAGAGGATTACTTACTTTCTATTGCAGAGAAGACTCCGGAAAAGATTATCAATGTTTACACTGGTGGTGATTTAGGCTTACGTCTATTATTCCAGGAGGCTCGTCAGAATGGAGTTATTCTTAAAAAGCAAGGTATCTACGTTTATGGTGAAGATGGTAGAGTCATTCTCGGTGCTACAGATGATGCCGTAATTACTTGGATGAAAAACCCAAAGAATGCTAAAACTCTAGCAGAGATTCGTAAGGATGCTTTTCCTGAAATGTTTATAACCGAGGACGAGTCAACTATTATTTCTGATGAATCAATTATCGAAAATAAAGGTAAAGGTAAGGGAAAATAATTGACTTAGACTCGAATAGATAATTAATTAATCATTGATAAAATGTTAAAACAATGACAGCTAGACAAGTATTCGAGTCTACCCTTATTGAATTAAGTAAAATACAAGCTCCCTCTTTAAAGCTTTATGAATTTAACTACTTATTTAATAAGGCCATTAATCAGTACATCAATAAGGTGTACAATGTTTATGATTTAAATCAATAGACAACAGATGATTTAAGAGTGCTTAAAGCTACTGCATTCTTAACACCTCACAAGGTAGAATTAGCCGGAAGAGCAGCAAATGTTGCTAAAGATAGCGCTATTCAAAATATTAACGCTGTTACTGGAAACCAGGACCAAAATACTGGTGATGGACAAACTCCAGTAGGATATAATGGGCAAGCTAGTTCATATCTAAGTATGGCTCATAAATCTATCCAATCTTTACACGGAGCTACTTATGAGGTATTCTTACCTATTGACTACTTACATATGCTTAACTGTGTATGTATTTACTATGTAGCTAAGACTAAGGATTGCTGGGATGCTGGTTCTTATATTGAAGTTCCTGCAACTCGTTTAACTGCAGATTCTTGGAGTTCTATTATTACTGATATTTATAATAGACCTTCTCCAATGCGTCCATATTACTACATTCATAATGTAAACCAACAACAAGTTCTTCCAACTGACCCACGTACTAATGTTACTATTAATACTGGTGGAGGTAACTATGAGCAACCTATTGGTATTGATATGGCAACATATCCTTATAAGGTTACTGCATCTGATGGTGGTGAAGGAGTAAATGATACAACAACAACTCCTGGAGCTACTACACAAAATTCTAACTTCCAAAGAACTTATGTATTTGATGATGGTACTGAGAATGGTGCTCGTGTATCTCTTGTAGAGAAACCAAGCGCAATTCGTGTAGGTAACGTATCAAATGTACGTTGTGAAATTAGATATGGTAAAGACGACAGTCTATTCCAATTAGCAGAGGTTCAAGTTGACTATGTGAAGTGTCCACAATTCATCCGCTTAACTCAAGAGCAGATTGATCTTACAGAAGATACATCACAAATTATGGAATTCCCTGACTATGTTAATCAAGAGATTATCAATGAGTTGGTACACTTAGTAATGGAGCGTGTAAACGACCCACGTCTAAGTAATAATATTCAGATGACTCAGTCTATTGCTAGACCAACCGGACAATAGGCAGCACAACCTACAACACAAGCTCAAGCCTAATCGCCTGAGCTTATCTAAAACATTTAATTAATTATGGCAGGTTTAAATTTTCAAACTCAAACAATTATCAACAGCAATCTTGATCCCGATTCAGGTAAAGGCGTAAAGCTTTTCAAGGCTGCTAATGGTGTATTACGCATCAAGAGAGATTTTGATTTCTATAAAGATAAGAAAGGTTATGGAAAAGTTTGCGCTATTCGTAAGCGCGCTGGATACGAGGCTAAGCTTTGCAAGGCTGAAATAGATTTTGCTAACTTAACAAGTGCCCTTGTTCCTGCAACAGGAGTAACTTACGCTCGTCTTGACATCTATTTAGGTGTTGAAGGTGCCGAGCCATTCATCTATGCAACTCCTTGGGTACAAAAGGGAATGCCATTCTGGGTAGAGTTCACAGTTAAGGCTGGTGATACAGCTGCTAAGATTGCTGAAGTAGTAGCTAAGTTAATCAAAACAAACCACGTCTTCTTACATGATAAAGATCTTATTAACTTAACAGTTAATGGTTCTAAGTTAATACTTGAGGGTGCTACAGAGTATCAAAGATTCCGTCAAATCGCTATCAGCAAGTTCGCTATATCTGATGACTATTCTGATGAAGTTGCTGAGTTAGGAGATGATAATATCACATTAAAAGAGCGTGGTGCTAATTCATTTGGTACATATTCTCAAATCGTAAAAGATTTAAGATTACCAACTGGTGCAAATTGGCAACCTCTACATATTCGCAAGGTAGAGACTCCTATTATCGACGCTGTTTACAATCAATATATCATCGAGTATCAGGCTCCTGCTACAAACGATGGTCTTGGTGCAGTAGGTCAAAGATTAGAGTCTAATACTTTACACGTATTCTGGGTAAAGAATGATGCTGCTCTTATCACTGAGTGGGAAGCTGCTCTCGGTGAGGTTGGCACAATCGAAGACGTAGATGCTCAAGGTGAACAAGAAGGTGGCGAAGAGCAAGGCGGTGAAACTCCTACTTATACAGCTGTAACAAATCCAACTGGAGATCCTTCAGCACAAGGATGGTATGAATTAGACGGAACTACTTATGTTCTAACACAAGACACTGAAGTAGATGCTGAAAAGACATACTACACAAAGGACTGATTAATCCCCGATATAAATGGGAGGGAATAACCCTCCCATTTTTTAAATTAGCCCACTGTTAATGGATTTTGTTAAAATTTTTCAGTTCCTAACTGAAACTTATGGTTATGGTGGGTTGGTTATATCCATTCTTCTTGTTGTACTTTTCTTACTGTTGCCTTATTTCTTTAAGAAGTCGGACAAGAAGATGCATGATGGGTTGAAGGAGGTTACAACTACACTCACCGAAGCTATTAAAGAAGAAAATAAGGAACTTATCGATGGTTTGAAAGATAATCAAACAAAACTAATCGACAATCAGTTTGAGCTGGTTAAAGGTTTATTACTCGATTAGAAATTAGAACATGATAAGAACTTGGATACAAGAGACAAGATTTCTACTCCTATCCAAGCTAAGATAAATCATTTAAAAGACTTCTATAGAAGCTCTAGAGTTTCTATATTTGAGTTCCATAATTCTCTTGTCAATCTTAATGGATTACCATTTAAATGGTACGATTTGATTTA